CTAACATTTTAACGGCAATATAATTTTGTCTTTTCTGATGTAACGTTTTGTTGTTTTTTGGTCTGTATGACCTAGCTGTATTTTCGCTGTCTCTGTATCTTGTAACAAGAATATATCTGTCGCACTTTTAGCTCGTAGATCTCTAAATTGGACTTCTTTTATTTCACTTTCTAAGCTCGGATACTGAGCCAATGCTAGTTCTCTTAAATCACTAAACCAATTTGTTAATGTTTGACGAGAAAGTTTTTGCTTCCGCTTATTTTGAAATAAAAATACTTGTGAAGTGTTTTTGATTCTACGTTCAATGATAGTCGCTAATTGACCTGTCATTTTGAAGCGTAATCGTTTTTTTGTTTTTTTCTGATTAATATGTAATATGCCATCATGTATTTGATGTACGGTCATACCAACGATATCAACAGGTCTTTGACCAGTTAAATATGCAATATCCATTAAGTCTTTCATATCTTGATTTGCTAGATCATAAAAAATTTTATAGATATGATCTTCAACATAAACATCTCTTGCAGACATTTTGAACTTTTTAATTCCAAGAGTAGGACTAGGTAAAGAGGTGTATCCAAATTCTCTAGCAATGTTCCAAATGTGATTAAATGTACCAATTTCCTTATTCGCTTTTGCTGGAACGGATTTACGCCAGTCTAAATACATTTTTATATGTTTTGGTTGAATCTTGTTTAATTCTACTGGTGGGTCACCAAAAAATAGAGATAAGTATTTTATTGCGCTCTTATCTGCATATTGTGTCTGTTGAGCTTTGTTGGGCACTACTTCAGCAAGATATTTTTGGGCCATCTGAATAAAGCTCACTGTTTCTATTGAAATAGCTCTATTACAGTTTAATTTTGCAGCCTCAAGAATCGCTAGATTTTTGTCTAATCCTAATGATTTTTCTTTTCCATCTGCTAAGACATAATAGTAATAGTCAACCACCTTACCGCTAACTCTTTTTCTTGAGCGGCAAATTAGATTTTGTGGCAACCCTTGATTTTCTTTTTTTCTTGGTCTGCCCATATGCTCTCCTTATATTTTCAATACATTTGGATACCAGTCAGATTCATGATTGCATGATATAGATGCAACTCTTTGCTTTTTACTTTTAGTTTCGTTATAGTCGCGACGAACAATGGGGTAGCCATTTGCATTTTGTTTAAATGGAATCCCCATTATGTTTAATTGCTCAATAATCAGTGATTTCTGTTTTCTTCCTGTAAGAAATTCTATTTCTTGGACAGAAAGGAAATCATTGTAGATATTAATTTCCATAAATCCTCCTATAAATAAAAAGGCCGTCATGGACGGCTTAATACAAAAATTTGTTAAAATCATACTTCTTAACTTATCTCCGTGAATTTCTCATAGCATCAAGCCAAGCTCGAGCATCTTCTTCTGTAGCGAAGTATCTTCCAGATTCCAAAAACTCATCACTCATACCATTCATACTTTCTTTATAAACCCCATATGCGTCAAACCAGTGCATCTCTTTTCTAGGCTCAAGCAATGGACATGGCAAAGTCAGTGTAACGGTTTGTCGTAGTTCTTCGTACATTCCATAATTCTCATCAATAAAATGTTCTATTGCTATATTTATGGTTTTGTCAGCTGTTGCGTTATATAGCACTATTGGAAAGATTAACTCACTACCGAACTTTGAAGCGTCACCTAAGTAATAGAATTTATGCTTTGTTCGTTTGCATTGAACTGGCTCACCAGCTAGTGCTTTTTCTAAATTAAATTCTTTCATCTTTAATCCTTAATTTTCAACCTGTTAAGTAACAAAAAACCGCACGATAAAGTGCGGTTGGGTTTCTTATGCTGCTTGCTGTAATTCAAATATTTTTGCGAGTTTTGTCAGCCCTTTTGCTGTTATTAATACACGCTCACAAACTTTTTCTGTGCCATCATCACGCATGGCTACATGGATTTTATGTTCAAGTAATAGTTGTTGTAGTTTATCTTGATAAGCAATCCAGTTAGAGTTGCCAGCTCGTTTATAGATCCACTTTTGTGATGATAGGAAATCAAACAGAAATTTTGGTTTGATACCTAAGTGTTTAGCAGAATCAGTAATACACATTGATCCTTCAGTTTTAGTAGCTATGCGATCGAAAGCTGCCACAGTCGGTTTCATTTCTTCGACTTTATGCTCTAATACCAGAACTTTTTCAGTATAATTGTCTAGCAATCCACGTAAAGTTCGTGGGTCATTGAGCATTTGCATTGGATCTACTGATTGGGGAGTATCCTCTCCCTTCATTAGGGCATCTATTTTTAAATCACACCAAACAGCAAAATCCGCACTTAACCAACGGGCAAAATTGACAGCTAATTTTGGATGTAACCAAGTACCTTGTTCAATACCGCCTTGTTTGACGATTACAAGATCATTTGCCGTTAGGAGAATATTCCTAACGCTTAAATTTTGAGCAAGTGCATTCAGGTAATCTTGAGTTTGTGTAGTTTTTAAATAATCCTTTACGAGTTTATTAAAATGCTTAGCTATTTCAGTTGCATTCAAATAATGTTGTTCATTGAATGAGACACTAATATTGTTATAAAAGAATTTTTGAATTTTCATTTTTCTTCTCCCTTAATTTAAAACTACACTATGCTGATAGCTAATATTGTTTTGTTTTCTTCTTGGTATAGGAGAGGTCATCATTATTAATCCACAATCAACCTCAAACAATATCTTTCCTAAAACATTAAATGCTCGAGATAATGTAGGGTAATGAGAAAACCATATTTCAGCAGAGGCTGTAATTTGTTTTAATAAACAGATTGAGGTAGACACCTCTCTACTTTTTGAGAGGTGTCCATGTGCACCTAATGTGAGAGCTGTGTCATAAATATGAGTTATGTTGTTTTGTATCTCTTTATTCAAGCAAAACGCCAAATGAGAAGCACTGCTTAAAGATAATTTTCCTGTTTGAAGTTGTTCAAATAATTCAGTTTTTAATAAAATTTTTTCAAGTTTAAAATCTAGCAATTCAGCAATCTCACGACTACTTATTGTTAAAGTTTCATTATTTAATACGATTAGTTTGTTCATATAAAAATTCCTATTATTTTGCATTAGAAATGTGGTGGTCAATTTGAGAGACGAGATCTAAAGCTGCCCAGAGCGTACCAGTAATAACTTGTTGAGATGATGCAAATCCACACGAGAGATCGTTTCCATCATTCAAAACAATTTGGATAAGTGATTTAGCTTGTTCGGTAAGTTTGTTGATTTCGTCTATCGTGTCGATGGATAGACTTCTAAAGGAATTGATATTTGACATATTTTTGTACCTAGTCTTTTTAGTTAGTAAATCCGAGCAGTTAGTGGCTGATCGGGCTTCAACTACCGAGACTAGTCGGCGGAGCTTATTTCCACGAGGGTATTGTATTGGGCTCTCTCGACCCGATCATAGATGGGATTTACCTAAAATTTAGGTACAAAAAAACCGCTTATTGTCGGATGCGGATAGCCGCTAGTCTTTAGTAGTGCGGTTATCTTAATCCGAAAGAGCAGTGGTTGTCAAATGGTTAGTTTTTAAAAGCTTCAATTAACTTAGTTGCATCTTCATTGCCTTTTGGTAAGTAGGTGGCTTTTTTGAGTATATAGGCTGGGAATTTTGTTAGTAGATATTCCCGCTTAAACCATCTTCTAAATTCAGGTAATGCGGCATCTGGGTAAGCATTGATTTTTTGCGGATTAGATTTAGATTGTCTAAATGCTTCAGGGTAATAATGAGAACAATCTTTGACTTCACCTAAACTTTGACTTAGATTATTTGTTCTCCAATGAGCTGACCAAGCAAGCCCAACACTAATATCTGGAACAGTATATTGGTTTACTACTAATCCTGAATTAATAAGGTCGATCATCATTCCTGCAATTTCATTAAACACAATGAAATATCCTTCGGGAACACTTGCTTTATTTTTGATTAAGGAGACTCTATCGTGGTAGTGTTTCCAAGCATCATCAGGAACGTAACCAACAGATTTGTAAATATATTCTCTTAGTCCGTATCTTGCTAAGTTTCGATATGAGCGAACCGCAACTTGATTATCTGTCTTTGACGATTCGAAAGCATAAAATTCTAAAATAGCCATACAAACCACATCTGGGAATGCATAGTATTCTACACCATTCTTAATAAAAGGGATAAAGAGTTTTGGGTTGTCAAATCCACGTTCTCTAAGATAAGAGCTGATAAATGTCATTTTTCCTTTTTTGAAAATGCCACTTTCAATTGATTCCGCCCATTCGTCAGAAATTTCTTTAATACGTAGTCGTTGAACACCACAGGCAATTGCTAATCCATTTTGAGTAAGGTAAGGGATGCCATTTGCAAGCACACCCATTTCTATGCCATCAATAACCGTTTCAGCACTCACTTCAATATCTAATGGAACCACTTTTGGGGTAGATCTTTTTTCTGTCATTTTTACTCCTAACTGATTGATTTTATTATGTAAGTGTGATGTTCTTTTTTGCTGTTTTGGTTGAGCCTTAATCTGAAAGAGCGGTGCTTGTCAAATAAAAAACTGAATTTTAAGGTCAGTTTTTATGTAGAATAATTAGCTTTTAGCTTTTTTTTCTTCAAGATATTTTATTCTATAAATATTTCCACCCCATATCTTTTCTTCGAAAAGATTATTTAGGAAATTATCAAGATAGGTTTCATAGAATATTTTTATCCTGTTCAAGTTTCCTGCTTGCAGACGGCAGATATCTTTCTTAAATTCAGAGTCAATATAAGATAACTCAAAGAAAAATGGGCTATTTTCTCCTAATTCTGTTTTTTTGTTATTTAAATAAATCGCTGAATTTAAACGTATAGTTTTAAAAAATCTTAATGAAACAGGTAAATGTTCAAGAAATTCGAATTTCTCTAATAAATTTTTATATCTACCAAAATTTTCATTTAGAGCATTCACAGCTACAAGTAATAATATTTCATGAGGAATGCAAGTTCTAAGCAAACCGCTATATCTTTTTTTATCATTTTCAGGAACCTCCTTATCTATTCGATCAAGTATTCTATATAGCAGAATGAAATATCTTGAGACTTCCTCTCGACCATATATAAAAGTCTCGGAAACTGTTTTTAAATTAACAACTGTATTTTTTCCGTTTTCAATGTGATTTTGACGTGATATTTTATGTAATAAATATTGTGTATGAAAATTGAAATTTCCATCTTGATAAAAAGTTTCTTTAATAGTTCGATGATGTTCTTTTAAAAGATTGTCAAATTCAACTTGGAATGCATTACTTTTTTGATTTTTATATGTTAAATACCCAATAATAATTAGTCCCACACTAGATATAAATGTTGCGATTACACCTGAGACATCTATTAGATGTTCTATTAGATGTTCTATTTCAAATTTAGTATTAAGTTTATACCCATCTGTAGTGGAGCCTGACTCAACGTATGTATAGAAAAAAATACATAACCCTATCCAAGTGCCAAAAAGAAGGGATATGAGTATCGTTATAATATATGTTAATCTATCGCATCTTGATTTTTTAATTTCTTCTGTATTCATATTTAGTAACACTAAGTAATATAATGTAATATGAATAATATAATAAAATCAAAATGTACTTCAATATGTTAAATCCTATCGTTTTTTCCCAACAACACGCTATTGCGTGCTGTTGAGTATTTAAGTTTTACTTAATAACTGAATTAATTCTGTGGATAGTCAACAACAGGTAAAATGTTGACCGCAGGCTGTGCAGTTAGCGGTTCATCTTCAATATTCAAACGCCCACCTAATGTTGCATAACCCACAATATCTCGCCAATGATCAACCTCGTGCGAATTTCCATTTACAATCCGCACAATCTTTGTAGCTATCATTGTAAGCGCATAGTATTGCGATGAATCCATGTTATTTCTGCCACTATTAATAACATCCATTAACTCTTTAAAATCCATTGCGCCCGCGTGAAAATCACCGTGCGTTGTTTCTCTTTCGTCTAACACTTCTTTAATCATTATAAATCTTCCTCTTTGACAAAAACTCCATCAATCATTTTGCCTTTACGGTCTTTGATTTGATCATAGGCGTGTTGAATACAATCAATGAAATCTATTTCCTTAGCTCTGCAATAACGCATTAAGTTGTAGAAAATCATATTAACGGACTCAGAATAAGTTCTCTCAACCCCTGAAACACCATGATCAGAAAGAAAACCAAGAAACCGCAATATCCAAAATAGATGTTCCTCTGCATTGTAGATGTTATCTTCTTCGAAGATATAATCAGACTCTAAGTAGACATCTAACAATGTTTCTTTGATATTTAGCATTTTTCTGAGGTTGGTTAACACCACTATACTATCACCTACGCTATCACGGATTTTATCAACGTCGTTTTTGTTATGCCCACTGAACAATTCGCCAATTTCTTCAGCTAGTTTTAAGATCTGCTTTTGTACAGTTGATCCGTTAAAGATATTTCTATCTTCCGACCACTTTTCGATTTTCTCTATTAATTCTTTGATTTCTTTATTCATATTTTCACCTAATTTAATCTTGTTAAATTAAAATATACAGCACTAGCACTGATTACTTTTTGCTGCTCACATCTATACGAATCACCAAAAATAGATTTGATAATTTTTTTGGCTTTTCTTGGGTTTCTTGCGCCACCGTGAGAGATGGAAACCGTCATTACTTCCATGTTAAAACTACAAACTATACTTGTGTTGTCTTTATCTCTTTTTGACCAAATGAAACCTGGTGGACTGCTATGTATTTTAAAATTGTGTTTTTCTAAAAGATTTTTCACTAAATCCATAATTTTTACCTAAGAAAAAAGCCACTCGTTAAAGTGGCTGTTGTTCTGTGTTTTAAATTATATGTAACTCAGAATGGGATATTATCCTCTTCAAAGTTATCTGCTTGCTGCACTGGCTTTCCAGCTTTCGCATTCGCATAAGCGTTGTTTTGCGGTGCTTGTGCGTTAGCTTGTGCTTGTGAATCTTGGCGACTGTCTAGCATTTGTAATACGTCACCTTGAATCTCGGTAGTGTAGCGGTCTTGACCGTTTTGATCTTGCCATTTGCGTGTTCGGAGTTTGCCCTCTACGTAAACTTTAGAGCCTTTTTTCAAATACTGCCCGCAAATTTCAGCTTGGCGACGATAGAAAACAATGCGGTGCCATTCGGTTACTTCTCGACGTTCGCCAGTTTGTTTATCATTCCAAGCTTCACTTGTGGCCACACTAATATTGGCCACAAGGTCGCCATTTGGCATTGTGCGGATTTCAGGATCGTTTCCCAAATTTCCGACTATAATTACTTTATTGACTCCAGCCATTACCTACCCCTTGAGTGCTTTTAATGATGTCAAAAACTGTGGAATATATTCATCAAACGCCTTCATTAAGTTCTCATCTTGTTGAGCTGTATATAAGTAAAGCGTTTGTTTTTTATACTCAGGACAATAACTAACAAAATCCCACGTTTCATAACCTGTAACCCACATTGCTACTTGAACTTGAATGATGTATTCAGACGGTACACCACCTTCAAGAATGTACTTGATATGAGTTTTCATTTTCGGGCATTTAATTTCTAAGCCTTTTCGACGGCTCGGAATTAAGCCGTCAGGACTTATCATCAGCTCTTTTTTCTCATTGAGATAAACACCACCGACTTGAGTTACATCATGACCAGTTTCAAATTCATAAGCCATGCGTGCTAGTGGCTCAAGTTCATTACCGCGCTCCATGTGCTGTGATTTAAAGCCCTCGGTCACTCCCTCAATACTTTCCGCAACAAGTTCAGCAAGATAAGAAACCCAACCGCTAGACTTCTGTCCGTTTGGAGTTACTATGTTTTTAATTCCTGTGGCAGTAGGAATGCCTAGCCTTGCAACTAGCCACTCCTCTGTGCCTTGCTCGCAATCGAGCGTTATCAAGTTATCAATCATAGTGGTATTTCTTCACCTAAATCATTTTTTGAAATATTAGCTGATTGTTCATCAAGACGTTGATTTAATGTTTTGATGAAATGTTCTGCTTTTTCTTTAGGTAGTTGCTCAAGAGTGCTAACGCCATAATACGCAAATGCTTTAACTGTATTTGTGTTAGTTAGTTGAATTAGCTGTTGTAATTGACTTACTTGCTCAGAGGTTGCTAACTCAGTTGCTTGAACATCTATTAGATTAGGCTTTGGTGTGATGTTAATTGGCTCTTTATCATTTTCAACTATACGCTCCGCTTCGTCTGGGTCATAAATTCCAGTGAATCCAAAAGCAAGTCTTGCGCACTGAATCATAGCCTTATGTCGCAACATTCGCTTTGGATGTGATTTCCAAGGCTGCGTGTTGCGCTGACATTCACCCATATATTCAGTAACTACAATTGGGCGAGTGCGATCTTTGCGATAAATAGTACAAGTACAGCTATTATCCTCACCAAAGACAAACTCAATGCCGTCAAATTGCGGATGTTCGTTCATAATTCGTGACCAACCATCAACCCCAACAATTGGCACAATTCCGCCATTATTAGGAAAGGCGTATATTTCGTTAGTCCATGGATTTAAGCCGTGTTGATTTGCGACAACCAAAAGTGCAGTCATCTGTTCTGGTGTAACATTTTGTCCACGAAAAGCAGTTGCCATTAAAGTTTGTGGAAGATTTTCGCTAGAACCCATTTCAAAGCGTTCTGCGAGTTTGTTTGTTAACGTCTGTAATGCTGTTGCCATTTTTATTTCCTTAAGATTTTAAAAGTGGGTTAAGTGTTAAGTTTTCGCCAAAGCGTTCTTTCAAATTGTAAGCAATTTTTACAGCTTCATTTCTTGTCACTTGCTTTAAGTGAATTGTGATAACAAAATCAGAAACTGGCTCACTGGTGGATGTTTGTGTTTTTTCTACCGCACTTTCCACGAGTTCTTTTTCTGCCTGTTTTTCTTGTGCTTGGCTTGATTCAATTTCAGCTTGTGCCTGAGCTTGAGCTTGAGCTTGAGCTTGAGCTTGAGCCTCTTCTCTTGCTTTAGCTTCAGCTTCTGCTTTCGCTCTTAACTCCGCTTCGCGTTTTTCTTCTTCCGCTATACGCTCTGCGATAATAGGCTCTAAGTCTTGTTCACCGCTAATGAGTGATTGCCAATCTTTGAATAGATGCCCATAACTAATTGGGATCATCTTTCTACGTTCAGCAACACGCGCACCTTCCGCTGAAATTTCGCTAATAATCAGCGTTTTTTCAGCGTTAACCGCTTTTCTATACGTTTCAGTTTTGCTTCTTCCTTTTCCTGATTCATCAAGTCGGGATTTCATGGCATTTTTAGTGAACTTGCTGCTAAGTACGATTGAAACATCGTTGCTATAACCACTCATTGAACGCACAACTTCATCTAGTGCTGTTGACACAATCTCAGACTTAATCTCGATTTCCCGAGCTTTTACTGTTTTCTCAAGAAATAAGCGTTTTTGTCTAAATTGTTCCGCAATTTCTTCTGCCTGTGCGATTAATTCTTGAATATCGCCATGTTGTGCGTTTTCAATTGCTTCGCGAGTGCGATCTTCGACCTTTTTAAGAAGTTTTACTTCTTCTTTAGCTTTCCCAAAGTCTTCATCTGTTTCAAATGTGTTTGTGATTGTTGACAAAAACTTTTCAGCTTGTGTTTTGAAATCTTTGATGTTACAAGCTAATACCTTGCTTTCCGTTGATAAAATTAATTCGAATTCCATCTTAATAATCCTCTTTTTTGTAGTATTTATTTTTTACTACAATGTTAAAAATATGTTCATCTCTAATCTTGAGATAATCAGCTCCACTTCCAATTGCTAGCCAGAAGTTGTCATCACTGGATAGTTCTTCTGTTAAATAACGAAATTCGCAAGTGTTACCAAGTTTTACTTGTTCTTCAAAGCGTTCTAATTGACGCTCAATTAATTCTTCATTTTCATACATCGCATCAATTAGTGCTGCATCTCTCATATCAACCGCTCTTGCTAATTGCGAGTCTGTCATTTTCATCATCTAAACCCCATTAAATGTAAAATTCTCTAGCTGGCTTGCAGGATGCATTTAAAAACTCATCTCTGCTTTTCTGTCTAAGTTTTATTGCTGTTTCGCATAAATCTTTGTTAGCAAAATTGCGTTTCCAGCCTGTTTTGTTCTCTTGATTTTTCCCAATGTGTTCAATAACAACAAACCCTAGTCCTCTTGGATGGGGTTCGATAGAGTAGGAGAGCGTTTTTTCACTTTTCTTTCTAGCGCGTGCCATTTCTAGCCTCCACATATTTTCTAGCGTGAGTAAGTTCATCCTCTGTCATCTTGCGAGGAATGTCGCCAAACTCTGACTTCCACTCTTCGTTTGCTTCACGCTCCATTTCCACAAGTCGTTCTTTGCTAATCTGTTCGCTTAGATAGTGATTGTAATAATCGGTTTCTTGTTCGTTTGCTGATACTGGATGACAGCTAACACCTAAAACTAATGCGATAATGAATACTGCTAGCAGGTTCCATAGATTGATATGTGTCATAATCGTTTCCTTTTTGTTCAATTTGCTGAATTTTGGGTGCAGAAAACCGCCACACGATAAAGTGCGGTCAGTTTTCAGTGAGTTTTAATTGAGTAGGTTGTTTACGGCTTTAACGAGTGCTAAGCGTTCGGTGTTAGAGTGAACGTATTTCTTCGCTTTCGCCATAACCTGTTCTAAAGGATGTTTGAAGTTGTAGAGATACTGTCCGCCAATTTGGCTTTCCATTAACTTGGCAATACTTGTATTCTGCAATTTCTCTTGCATTTCGTATGCTTGGAAACAGTAGCTATACAACTGGATAATTAAAGCTAGCGTTTCTTCGCTGTTTTGAATGGCTGTGAGGTTTAAATCAGGTTCAGGTAAGGCAAGTTGTTGTGGTTGAACTTCATATTTACCCGTTTTTCTGATTTGGGGTAGGACTTCTGCTGTCACCCATTTTCTGAAACGGTGTGGAGTTGATCCTTTTTTCACTGCATCACGGCAACGTAAAATTAAAGTGTACATTCCACTTTCGGAAACTAAATTTACTTTATCATTACCTTTACTTATGCCCTGAATTGAATTCAGGGCTACCTCGTCTTCATCTAAATTCAAAATAGCTTTAGTTGGGCTTGATAGCTCAAGTGCTTTGCAAAGATCAGCTACAACAAACCAAGGTTCATTGTTAATAGATAAAGTGCGGATGATATGAGTTTCAAAAAGGAATGTTGAGAGTTGAGTTTTTGTAGTCATTTTGACTGCTCCTGTTAGATTTTCTGAAAATTACCATTTTCTGACAAATGGTGCCGAGAGGTTCAGAACCCTCCTAACAGGTAAGGGTGGACGTATTCCCCGAAGGTATTGTATTAGTCGCCCTCTCGACGTTGCGAGATATCGGCATAAAAAAAGATCGCTTTTGGCGATCTGCTTACTACCGCCTGTTAGAAAAAGGTTCTGACACCTTGAGGCGGATAGTAAATAAAACCCCATTGGTTGTCAATAGGGTTTCAATTGCTTATTATTTTTTCTCTAAGATTTTTCTCACGTCAGGATCAGTAATGAATTTATTATATCCCGTTGCAATCATATCATTTACCGCATTAGGTAGATCTATTGGAACGGCGTTTGTTCCTCTCATTCTGTCACCTAAATATTCTTTATTCAATAAGATATTTGATGTCTTAACATCAATTAATTTATAGTTAATTATATAAGTAAAATCAACTCCTACACCTAAATCGTCTAATTTAAATTCTTTAACAATGCCAATTAATTTCAAATTTGAGCTGTCAAATGTAATTCCCGTTTTTTTCAATTCTAACTCTGTTCCAATTTTTACAATATTTGAAACATCCGATGAAAGAAGTATTTCTCCAATAGTAGTATTTTGTATTTGATTACTCTTTACTTTACCTATCATAAATGGTTCATATAAAAAATCCCCTAATATGACTTTACCCGAAAAATTCGTATAGTTCTTAGGAAAATAAGAGGGGATCATTAATGTAGATGAACACCCTATCAACACTATACAAGCTAATCCGGTCAATAATAATTTTTTCATTTAAATTCCCTTATTTGACGACAATTTCAACTTTATTCCCTAGTGATGAACCACCGCAATAAATAAAGTAGGTGTTGTGTTTTTAGTTGAACGCATTCAACCGCCCCATTCTTTAAAATCATTTAGGGTACATCTTCCTTATAAAAACCACTTAATTGTGGCGAATTCGCCATAATTAAAATTTGGGTTGTTGATTTCTTCCCAAATACCGATATATTCAAGTGTATTACGGTTTCTTAACCAATCGCTAATAAAAAAATTCGCCATCTTTTGCTTTGAGCATATCGGTAAGATTGATGTAATCCTCGCCATTTTGCTCGATTACTCGTATTTCTGCATCTTGCACAACAATTACATCATTTACCATTTTCTACCTCTAAATAATCAACATAAAAAAAGCCGTTCAAAACGGCTTATAGTGCGGTTATCTTAATCCGAGAGAGCGGTGGTTGTCAAATTACTATCTCAACAAAACGAGAAAAATATAGCCTGTCGTGAATAAAATCAGAACGGATACTATATATTCTGTCAGTATTGGGTATGTTTTCTCAAAGCGTTTAAAATACAGTTTTAATTTGTTGAACATTGGGAGTTCCTTATGAAAATTGGAAAACTTGAGTATGCGTTGAAATTTATTCAATGGTGTGTGCCATTTTGGTTTTATGCTTTCGTGGTAAAAAGCGATTTAGATTTTGGTTGGCAATGGAAAATTTACACCATTACCGTATTAGCGATTGCAGGTGTTTACACGATAATTCACTACAAAGTTGACTTAAATAAAATCTATGGTTATGAGGTGTATCTCATTTTCTCTATCATTACACAATTAACCGCTGGTGCATTGAGCTTTGATGAGATGAAACACATTGGGCTAAATTTTAGTAGCGATCTATCCATTGCTTATGAGCAGTATTTTTTCATTAAGATTTTGTTCAATTTGGTTGGAGTATCTCTATTGCCCGTTGCTTTCGACCATATGATGAAGAAATATTTTGCTAAAACATCATAAAAAAAGCCCTCATAAGAGGGCAAAATCTAACTTAACAAGGAGATGGGTGGCGCTAGCGTTCTAGTTAAGAGAACTTCAATAAGAAATAAGGATTTTTGAACGCTAGCACCAATTTGGCGACTTCACAAAATGATGATTGATTCAAAAGAAATGAATGATTGATCAAAAGTGAAGTCATAATTCTTTAAATAAAGCGCACTTGTCTAACATTCGTCTCAGTTGTACTTCCTGAGATTTCTCTGTAAATGCGCTTTATTTAAAGCGCCAGTTAAAGTGCGGTAACTGGCAACCGCTGGTTTTCTCCACTCCCTTGTCATTTGGGGGTGTGTAAAACCAAGTCTCACGTAGCATTAGTTTCGTGCAAGCTGACTAGCCAACCTGTTCTCACCTCAGAATAAATTCAACAACCTGACTAAGTTGCTATATCTGCCTTTTGCTAGTTGAGATGGCAGACCTCATAATCTTCTTATATAGGCTCTCTACAACCCAATCTACGAACTAACGCCTGATGTTCTTTTTTATAGTTAAAATTCGCAATATCCGTTAATTTCTTAGCCTTAACTGGAACATCAATCAAAGCCGCATTAATGCGATTAGATGTCTTTTTACTGCATAACTGCTTTTGTCTTTCTTTAAGACGTTTCGCTTGTTTTAGCATTTTTGATACTTTCATATCGTTTGCTCCTTTCTCTCTCATTTGAAAGCACACTCACTTGTTTAAATGCGCTTTAAAATGAATCTTGATTTATGTCGCTAGCACGTGGGAGTCATAATCAAGTAACTCAATTCCACTTAACCAAATTTTGTCGCAATCACAGACTACTTAATCAATAAGGCTATATTTGATTAACTTGTGATGTGTAGATTTTTAAAGAGCGTGAGATGTGTATCTCGTTTTGTTGGATATAATTTAGCAAACACTAAATATTTAGTAAAGCGTTTATTTAGTAAAATTTAGTTAAATTTTGAGATTTATTTAGTAAAAAGTTGATTTCCAAAGAAAAATATTTATGAAATTTTTTGATTAATTGCTGAATTTGTGAGCTATGTCACAGAAAATAAGGGGGAATGGGAATTTTAGGTAAAGAAAAACCACCATGGTGGCGGTTTGGAATTTTTAGAAGAATTGTTTTTTATAATTTATTTGGATGTCTTCTAGCCTATAGATAAGATCACGTATAGCTGTTTTTCTAACTATTTCATCTTCAGAAAGAAGATGATCTGTTAAAATTCTTTTTATTCTTCGGAGTTCATCACTAGGGTATTTTTTACTTAAAATATCTTGTAATTGAGAACACTTTATTTGTAATTTTTTATGAGTGGCAATCATTATTTGGGTATGGATATCAATGCTGTCCATACTCCAATTCTGATGAATATTAATAGCCTCATTATAAGTTTTATCTAGTAAAACACTAAGTGCATCAATTTCTGCATTATATGTTGTATTTATAATATTCCTTACACCTAAATAATAACTAATAGGTGTTGCAATGACTGATACAAATAGTGCAATGAGAGCGATGTAATCACTTGTTTCCATATTTTAAAGCTTCAATTGCCTCAATAACATAATTACGAATTTCGTTAACCAAATCAGGATCATCATTTGATATTAACTTATCAATGATTAATAAAATGATATCTTTGTCGATACCCCTTCTGATCGCACCACCAAAGGCCTCTTCTAAAAAAGATGACCCATATCCAGCCACACCATCAAGATCAATGATAATATCGCTATCAGTTCTTATTGACGGGATTAAGATGTCTTCTCTAAACCACTCTCCGCTATATTCACCTAGTCGAATGTAGCGAGGTCCTGGAAATAGTGTTAAGTCTCTAACGTTAATTCTTTGCATATTATTTCTCTAAATTGCATGGTGTGTGTTGAATAACCCATTGTACTACAGTACCATTGAGTGAATAGACTGATTCTTTCAAAACTTCATGTCTATCTTTACCATTATACACATACATGCCGCGATTTGAACGAATTATTAATTTACTATTGGGGGTTTTATCAATAAAGGATCTAATATCCTCCCCTCCCTTACCTCTATGTTGAAGTTCAGTTCTTGTTTCTTTGATCAAAGTTGATGCTTTTATACATAAGCTATCTTCAGTTGGCTTTCCCGACAACTGTAAACGTTGCCAAAGTCTTTTTAGCAAAGGCTCTTTTTGTGTTTTTTCTAATGTGTTTGGGATGCCATGTCCTAAATCACAAATAAATATTGATAATTTACCTTCTAAAACAGCCATCAGCATCCACCATCGTTTTATTGGGAATATGCGTTTAGTTGGTATATTTTCATCATAAGCATGCTCAACAGCATTGGATATAGCTTCAATATAACTAGAATAAATATCCTTAATTCCCATTTTATTTAATTCTCTGAGTAGAGGCTCCGTAATTTTTCCGCTTACATTATCGCTTTGAATAAAATACCAGCATTTTACATTTTCTTGAGATGATGAGGATGTGTAATTAAAACCAAGTAATTTATATAACCCTATATGACAGAACACAGCATCTACATCATATGGACTTTGTTTCTTGTTATCATAGGGTTTGTGCTTAGGTCGTATAACTTTAAATTTCAAATATGGGTACTGTGCTTTAATCGTATCTAATGTTGCGATGAGGACCGCACAAGCTGGAGCGTCAATCACGAAAGTATCCCGAAAATTTAACTTGATCTGAACTTTACTTTGCGCAGCTAATCTCGTCTTATCTTCTAATTCTTTCTTAAAACTTGCAAATGTGTAATCTACTGCTTTTGCTAGAAGAATTTTGCTTGGTGCAAGTATTTCAAAAAAATATTTTTGAAATACTCTTTTTGATTGTAGTCGCTTATATTTATTTTTACCACCATTGCGTCTATGCCTTTTCTCTTTAGAAACAAGGTTGCGTAATGTCCTTTTATTGACAACAGAACGCCATATTTTAAGTTGTAACATTGCTTATCCTATAATGAAATTTACACCATACTCAAACTAACCACAAAGCACAGACCACCAGAAGACCTACAACAAAACCGAATACCAAAATACTTTCCCGATCACTACAATTTCATCTAGGTTTACTATTTCATCTGGGTATGATGTTGAGTTAAAACTTCTGATCAATACTTGCTCATTTGGCATTTTATTTAAAATTTTAATGCGCAATAATCCGCCATGATTGATTGCATAGATATTGTTATCACGAATAACTTTATTCCCCATATCTACACCAACAGTTGCTCCATCTGGTATTGCAGGTTCCATTGAGTCACCTTCTGCTACAACACAGACTGCATTTTCATATTGCACACCTTGTCTACGTAATGTTGCTTTAGAAAAGCGCAATTTAAAATTGTTATAGTCCATGATGTCATCTGCAAATCCATTACCAGCTGCAAGCCTAATATCTTGTAAAAATGGTACTTCGATATCTTCGTCATGAAGTGGGGTATTGCGATCCCATAAATCAAATGAGCCAATATCTTTTACGTTAGATTCTATACTGCTTTGTTTTATATCTAAGTAAAACGCTGGCATTCCATTTTCACTTTCTAATCTTCTTGCCGCTTTTTCACCAAATGATGGCGTTTTCCCACTAATTAACTGAGATATATAACTTCTATCTTTTTCAGGTACAACTTTGTCTGAGAACCATTTTTTTAGATTTTCTCTTCTTACCTGTGTTAGTTCGTTTTTGTCTAGATTCATAAAGTACTCCTATTCAGTTTAATGATATTTAGTAATAACTAAACTAGCAAATGCTAAATAATATTTACTTTTGTATTTATTAAATGCTAAACTATATTTAGTTTTTAATATCGGAGGTGAAATGGAACTTAAAAACTACTTATCAAATCGCCCCCGCGGTTTCAAAGCCGAGTTTGCTAGAAAACTAGGTATTTCAAAATCATTTCTTTGTCAGGTCGAAAAGGGATATTCAAAAGCTCCTATCGAGTTAGCTAAGAAAATAGAAAACCTAACTAGTGGGGTAGTTAAGAAAGCAGATATCCGCCCCGACGTATGGAGTTAACTTATCAAAAGGGGTGTGCAATGGCACGCAATGAATTAACAAAATCTGCAATAGAGATTGCAGCCTTAGTTAGAAGAAAGGCAGTAGAAAGAACAGATAAAGAGCTTGCTGAGTGTATCGGTATAGATCCAAGCACTTTATGTCGTTTTAAAGCAGAGCATTTAGATAAATTCTGCGCTTATTTAGATGAGCTTGGATTAACAGTTACAGAAAAAGGGCTTAACCAAATAAGTGATGCAGAGCTTGAGGCGTTAAAGCTTTTTGCAAGTAAAGGTCTGGCTGAATTTGGGCAATAAAAAACCACCGTTGGAGCGGTGGTCAGTCAATAACGTATCAGAAGGAAGAGTTCCGATGAATCAATTATTAAATATTCAAAACGAAAAGTCAATTATCACGATGAGTAGTCGTGAGATTGCGTCATTAATCAATAAAAATCATAGCGACCTATGTCGTTCAATCGAAAGATTAATGGTAAAGGGTGTAATTAGGGGGTATCAGCCAATGGCTTACACCCATCCACAGAACGGACAGACATATTACGAATACCATCTCGAGAAAAGAGATTGCCTTATCGTCGTCGCTCAAAACTGCCCTGAATTTACCGCCGCAATAGTTGACCGCTGGCAAGAGTTGGAAAATCAACAAAAATCAACCGCACTTTCTCGAAAAGAATTAGCGTTAATGGTTCTTCAAGCTGAGGAAGAAAACGAACGTTTGCAATTAGAGAACGCTCAATTAAAACCCAAAGCTGCTTTTGTCGATCACTACGTGGAAGTTGGCACTAGTAAATCACTTCGTGAAGTCGCCAAGATTCTAAAAATGCCAGAAAGAGCAATGATAGACCGCCTTATTCAAGATCGTCTTTTATATCGCCAATCTGGTGCGTTACTGCCATATCAAACCTCCCATTCACGTGATTTATTTACCGTGAAAACAGGTACAGCAGAACACGGTCACAATTACACACAAACCCGTGTAACAAGCAAGGGGATTGAATATATCGCGTCACGTTACGCTTCGGAGTTGATGTTATGAGATTTAACAGACCTGTTCGAGTAGATGAATTACTTGAGCATTATATAGATAAATTATTGGAACGCTGGGACAGATATCAAACTGAAAAGCAAGAAGATAAAGAGGTGGGACATGAGCAAACTGTTAATTAATGAACAACCATTGCAAGTAATCCCCAGTCTTGCCGTTGCTATTGGTTTGAATGAGGCGATCTTTGTGCAGCAATTACATTATTTTCTCAATATCAGTAAGCACAAATACGAAGAGCGTATTTGGATATATAACACTATTGATGAATGGTGCGAAATATTTCCTTTTTGGTCGAAAAAAACAATACAGAGAACAATTAAAAGGCTTGAGGAAATGGGTTTGATTTTATCTACAAACAAATTGAACAAAATGAAAATGGATAAAACAAAATGGTACTCAATTGCTTATGAAAAAATTGAAGAATTGACTAGTCAAAATGACCAGATGCGATGTGACCAAAATGGTTCATCCATGAGGTCAAAATGGGATGATCGATATAGTCAAAATGACCAGATGTCATGTGGTCAAAATGACCATACCAATAACCAAAGAAAAGACTTCTATACAGAAGAAAATACCCCCTTACCCCCTAAAGGTGAATCAGCTAACGCTGATGATGTGCCAGTTGCTGAAAATAAAAAACAACGTTCACTGAATATCGACTATGTGGGAATTGGAAAAGCGTACAACCAATGTGTAGCTGAAACTGGTAAAAATCTACCGTTGCTTGCAGATCCTGAAAACCTAAGCCAAGCACGAAAGCGCAAAATCAAAATACTTGCTGAAGTGATGAAAAAACGCTTTGGCTCTTGTGATGCAGAAACATTTAAAAATTATTTCTTGGATTTTATGAAGTCGGCAAGGTCTTTTTACTTTGGTGAGAACGAACGTGGTTGGCGTGCTGATTTTGAGTATATTTTGAGTGAAAAAATCATGGATAAAACAATCGAGGGTTCGCTATGAAAAACACAACGTATGACCTTGAATACAGTTTAATCGGTTCATTTCTTTCTGGTGGTTTAACGGCTCAAGCTCGTGAAGTGATGACATGGTTAGAACCTGAAATGTTTGCCACTTATCAACTTGGTTCAATGTATAACAACATTCGCAAACAAGCACGCAAAGATAACGTGATTGATATTATTTTATTACACCAAGATTTTGGTGAAGACTTTGCCAATTTAGCGGAGATTATGAAAAACACAATCACATCCGCAAATCTCACAGGATATGCGCATAAAGTACGGTCATTTTGGGTTAATCGCACTGCACAAAAAACGATGCTTGAAATGGCAGCAAAACTATCTCAAGCAAGAGATGAACAGGCAGAAAAAATTACAGAAAAAGCACTTTCTGAAATGCAAAAGCTTTTAAGCAGCAAAGTTGAAGTTAAGCCTATCGTAATGGGGGAGTTAGTTGATGAATATATCGATGTCTTAGAAAAACGCAGCAAACAAGATTTCAACTCAAGACTTCTTCATACAGGCATTGAGGCTGTAGATAACATTTTAGGTGGCATTAATCCGACTGATATTGTTGTGATTGCTGGTCGTCCTGGAATGGGTAAAACCGAGTTTGCTTTAACGCTCACTCGTAATATTGCAGAACAAAAAGGTGCAGTTTTATTTTTTAGCTTAGAGATGGCCAATCAACAATTAATGGACCGTATTTTAAGCGCTAATGCAAATGTTCCAGTCAGAAAGCTCCGCAATCCAAATAGCATGGATCAAACTGAATTTGGTCGTGTAGGTGATGGGCTAGGGAAAATCAAAGACCATCACATTTACTTTGTCGATCGTGGTGGTTTATCAGCAAATGAAATTGTATCTATCACAGAAAGTCATTTAAGTAATACAGGACCACTTTCAGCAATCTGTATTGACTATCTAGGGTTAATGAATCACGGATCGCTTAAAAATGCTAACAAAAGCCAATTAATTGAGGATTCATTAAGTACGCTTAAAACGTTCGCTAAGAACTTTAATGTGCCAATCATCTTACTAAGTCAGTTAAACCGTGAGGTTGATTCTCGTAGTGATAAACGTCCTCAAAACTCTGATTTAAGAGATAGTGGTTCAATCGAACAGGATGCCAGCCAAATCATTATGCTTTACAGAGAAAAGGCATACAAAAAAGATAGCGACAACGATTATTCAGAAGCCATTATTACTAAGAACCGTTTTGGCGAGCTTGGAACAGCTTATATGAAGTTTGATAAAGGGCATTTTGTCGATTGCGATCAGGCTATGGCATATCAATTCGTTAATGAAAAGCCAGCTAATACCGAAATTAAGAACTATGGGAGAAGAAATTAAATATGGAAATTAAAAACCAGTTCTTATTAAGCTCAGAACAAGTGCGGTCAAATTGCCAGAATTTTATCGCGCAACTCCCTATCGACGATGATAAACCACTAGTTGTCGATATTAAGCCAAGAACTAGAAACCTTGAGCAAAACGCTAAATTCCACGCTATGTGCCAAGACGTTGCAAACCAGCTTGAGTTTATGGGACGTAAGCTAACGATGGAACAATGGAAAGTGCTGTTTATTTCAGGTCATGCGATGGCCATCAATGAAAAAGCAGATGTTGTACCAGGTCTAGAGGGTGAGTTCGTAAACATTCGTGAAAGCTCAGCAAAAATGAGTGTTAAACGCATGGCAAGCTTAATTGAGTATGTGACGGCTTACGGTGTAAGTCATGGTGTTAGATTTAATGATAAATACGGATTTTGGGGGAAATAATGGAAGATTTTTTAATTGTAATTGTGTCACTAGGAATGTTGTTTTTGGGCTGTATGTTGATGGGTGATTTTCTATGACTAAAAAAACAAAACCATTAAATCGCAAATGTAAAATCTGCGGAACAAAATTCCAAACAAACTTCTTTAATGTGCAATGGTGTAGTCCAGAATGTGGAGCGGAGTTGGCAACACAACGGTTAAAAAAAGAAAGAGAAAAAGCAGCCAAAAAACGTGAAAGGGAAGAGAAAAAACGAATTAAAGAAATTAAAGAGAGAATAAAACCTAAAAGAACGTTGTTATCTGATGCACAAGAAGCAGTTAATAAATATATTCGCACAAGAGATATTAATAAATGTTGTATTTCGTGCGGAAAACCACTTATAGCAGAGAAATTAGGCGGAGGGTTCGATGCTGGCCACTATCGCAACCGAAGTACTTCGCCACACTTAAGATTCTATACATTAAACATTCACGGGCAGTGTAAAAAATGTAATCTTTATCACGGAGGAAATTATAATCAATTCAGAATTGGTTTAATCGAACGATTAGGAATAGAAAAAGTCGAGCAGATAGAAGCAGACCAAAGACCAAGACACTATTCAAAAGATGACTTGAGACGGATTAAAAAAATCTTCAATAAAAAAGCAAGAATGTTGGAAAAGCGCAAGGGGTTATAAGTGGGAGACAAATTATTAGAAAAACCAAGAAAGGAATGGGTTCAAAACCACTTAGATGCTTGGGGAGCTTGGGCTTTTAATGGTTTAGATTTTGACGGTCAAACAAATATTATTGCAAAACTAATGCTGGAGGCAAATGGAAATAAAAATTCAAAGCAAGATAGAAAGATGTGTGATGATGAACTAGGATTAGTGATTAGCTCTGTTATAGGGCATTGTATCAAAACGCCATCTCCAGAAGACTATAAGTATATTGAGGCTAAATATATATTTAATTTATCCAATTACTCAATAGCTCAATTTCAACACGCAAAAGATAAGTCTATTTCATTTAATGCTTGGTATAAAAGAATTAATCAAAGCATAGACTCATCAGAATGGATAATTGCTAAGTTTCTTGATTATGCTCTTAAAAATCACAAAAATGCAGATAAATTGCAAAAGTTTGCTTTTAACGTGTAAAAAGTATTGACTCTGGTGTAGTTTTCATATATCGTATGAGTTAATGGTGGTCGTAGTGTAAGTATGATTCACCGCAGGGGTAAGAGTTGGTACTCAGGTGTGCTTACACACTGCCAAAAAACGTTCGATTCGTTTATTTATCCCACTCAACAAAACCTAGCTTTAAGGCTAGGTATTTTTTTAGGATAGTTAACTCAGTTGGTAGAGTGGCTGGCTGTTAACCAGTATGTCGCAGGTTCAAATCCTGCACTGTCCGCCAAATTCACAAGCTCAGTCTTCACGGACTGGGCTTTTTTGTTGCCCCAAAAGCAAGGGGGTGGAGATTATGAAAATGAAAGATGCTGGGACGCAATCATATATCTGGTCGGGATTTAGTGGCTTACTTGCTTGGCTAGGCGATCAACAAAACTTGATGATGGTTAGTCTTGCGATCGGTATTGTTACCGCTCTCGTTAACTTATCCTCAAAGTTTCATGAGCGAAGAGTTCGAATTAGAGAAGAAGCCAGAAAACTCAAAACGAGAGAAGAAGAAAGAAAAATTAGAATTCGCGACGAAGAACGAAAAGAAGAGCTTCACAGGCTTCACGTAGAGCGATTAAAAAAAGGGCTTGATATCGAATGAAACACGCCAAGAAGATAACAGCTTGTTCTATTGCAATGATTATCGCTGTTGTTATGTCTGATTACTCTAATGAGATTCGCACAGGTGAACGTGGACTAGAAATCATTGGTAATGCTGAGGGCTGCGCTCGTGAGCCTTATAGATGTCCTGCTGATGTTCTAACGGTTGGTATTGGCTCAACAGAATTAAGCGGACTTCAAATTGAACGTAAAAAATATTCAGATGAAGAAATTGCTCAACGTTGGGTAAATGACATTAAGGTTGCAGAGAAATGTGTTAATGACTGGGCAAACGGGAAGAATTTGCCGCAAGGTGCATTTGAGGCAATAGTGTCAATCACATTTAATGTCGGATGTTCTAAGCTTAAGCATTCTACATTGTTTAAGCACGCTAAAAATGGTGATATTCAAGCGATGTGCGATCAGTTTCCACGTTGGAAATACGCTAGCGGTAAAGTGTTGCCTGGACTTGAAATCCGTAGACGAAAGGAACGTGAGCTATGTTTAGCCGACTTACACAAATCTTGATTGTCATAATTTTGGGCTTGTGTGTCGCGTTGTGGGTCCAGTTTCAGATTATTTCTAGCAAAAAAGCCGAAAATGCCGCACAAGCTCAAATCATTTCTCAACAGAGCGAAAGTATCAAAAAGCTTAAACATCAAGAAGAAATAAACAGACAACTCACACTTGAAATCAGCAGATTAGAAAGTGAATCACGGAGTAAATCAGATGAAGCAATTAATTCTATTTCACATGATGAAAAGAGCACTAACGCTTTTAATGCTAACGCTCCTAGTTCTATTGTTGACTTCTTGCGCAAGTAAGCCAGTAGTGCAAGTGTGTCCAAGTATTCCAGCAGCACTTCTGGCGCATTTAGATAAAACAGGTTTTAACGGTAATACTTACGGTGACGTTTCAAAGTACGCAGTGATACTCAAACGTGAAAGAGATGTTTGCTTAAATCGAGTTGATAAGATTCGAGAGTGGCAAACAGAAAACGCACAGAATTAAAAGAGGCATAGATATTTCACTATGCCTTTTTTATTATAAAGATGATGATAACTCTCGTTGTGAAGCTACTGCTAAGAAATGGCTACGGTCTTTATAGATTGGATTATTAGCTACACGTTGGTCTATTCTATCAATTAGATATTGCGGTAATACAATATTAACACGCTGGCGTTTACCAAAGTAAGCAGTGATATCTACATCGATTAATAACCAACTATCGCAATATTGAAAATCTTCTTGCTCTTTATAGTGAAGAAATCCTAAATCTTTAATTTGGGAAATATCAAAATTATCTTCGACCATCATTTCTAAGATGGTATGGATTGCATCAGTTACCATTGGAACAATTTCTTCGACAGTATCTGCACCACTAAAACAAGAGTAAGTTTCATTAAAAAGCGCAGGCACACATAAGCCAAACGCTTCATTTTCATTTTTTGGCGTTTCAACGCCAATGGTAAATAACATATAACCTCCTAGATAGGACTCGGCAGAGCTATAAAAGCCCTGCCGATTTCTTTATGGATCTGACAGTACCTATTGGTAAATCTTTCTTGGGATGCGGAACAGGAAACGTCTTTCCTGTTTTAGGTGAATACCATATATGGTGCGACCCTTTACATCTCAATTCAGTACATCCAATTGCTGTCAGTTCCTTGATTAAGTCGTGTGAGTTCACGTGATACCTCCTTTGCCTTAATCAAATACTATTATACACATGTATACACACAAGTCAAGTATTTAAAAAAAGGATTTACCTATGCCAAAAAAAGACGAGGTTAAATCCACGTCTAAAGGGCGTGGTAAAACTAAATTAACAGACAAGCAAAAACGGTTTGTTGAAGAATATCTAATTGACTTAAATGCCACTCAAGCAGCAATTCGTACTGGATATAGTGAAAAAACAGCCTATTCCATCGGGCAAGAAAACCTGAAAAAACCTGAAGTGCAAACCGCAATCCAAGAAGCACAAAACAAGCGGTCAGAACGAGTTCAAATTTCACAAGATGATGTACTGCGTGACTTAATGGAGTTACGTGATATGTGTATGGGACGTAAATCAGTCATTGTCACTGATACGGTTAAAAACAATCAAGAAGGCAAAGTTACTGCGATTGATAATCACATTTATGCTTTTGAACCAGCAGGAGCAAATAAAGCACTTGAGTTATTGGGTAAGCATTTGGGAATGTTTAAAGAACGTGTTGATTTAACGTCAGGCGATAAATCTTTACCAACAGTTATCAATGTGAGCTTTGGTGATGAGCAATCTTAATATTCAATTTCCATCTAAATTTAAACCGCTCTTTCAGTCGATATGGCGATTTATTATTTTTTATGGTGGGCGAGGGAGTGGTAAGAGCTTTAATATTGCTCGGGCATTGGTGCTAAGAGCTTATGCTAAGCCTACCCGAGTATTGTGTTGTCGTGAGATTCAGAAGTCGATTTCTGACTCGGTGATTACAATGTTAGCCGATCAGATTGAAATGCTTGGATTACAGGCATTTTTTGATATTCAGAAAACGCAAATTATTGGGAAGAACGGTTCTCGGTTTACTTTTGCAGGGCTTAAGACCAATATCACTTCAATTAAATCAATGACAGGAATTGATGTTGTTTGGGTGGAGGAAGGCGAGAATGTCTCTAAAGAAAGCTGGGACGTACTCATTCCTACTATTCGTGAAGAGGGTTCTCAAATCATTGTGAGTTTTAACCCGAAGAACTTGCTTGATGATACTTATCAGAGATTTGTAATAAATCCACCTGATCGGTGTTGTTCTGTGTTAGTTAACTGGCAAGATAATCCCTATTTTCCAAAAGAGTTATTGGAAGATATGGAACAGATGAAAGAGCGTGATTATGAACTTTATTTGCACGTTTATGAAGGTCAGCCAGTTGCGGATAGTGATTTAGCGATCATTAAGCCTATATGGATAGAGAGCGCAGTCGATTCACATATTAAGCTAGGATTTGAGGCACAAGGTAGAAAGGTTGTTGGATTTGATGTTGCTGATGAGGGTGCTGATGCAAATGCAGTTTGTTTCTCACATGGCTCTGTTGTATTTGATTTGGCAGAATGGAAAGGTGTTGATGTTATTTACTCTGCTGATAAAGCCTATCAATACGCACTAGATAATGCGGTAAACGAGGTTGTATTTGATTCCATTGGTGTAGGCGCAGGCGTAAAAGCATATTTTGCCAGAATAAATCAGCGTTTTGCTATAACAGGTTTTAATGCTGGTGGTGAAGTGTTGCGTAAAGATAGCAATTATATCAATGGGAAAAAGAACAAGGATATGTTTGCGAATGTTAAGGCTCAAGCTTGGTGGGCTTTACGAGATCGTTTCTATAAAACTTATCGGGCAGTTAAATTTGGCGATAAATATCCTGATAATGAATTGATAAGTTTAAGTAGCGGCATTTCAGATCTTGAATATTTAAAAGCAGAATTATCACGTCCTCGCGTTGATTATGACAATAACGGGCGTGTGAAGGTTGAAAGCAAAAAAGACATGAAAAAACGTGGTATTCCTTCTCCAAATAAAGCTGATGCATTAGTAATGTGTTATGCACCATTGCAAACAAAACAATTATGGGATGTTTTATGACACAAATACAAATAAACGATGGTTTAACATCACTCGCAACAAATCTTGGAAAGCGACAAGAGCAATTGCGATATACAAGCGGTTCTTGTTTAACTGATGACAAAGTGCAGTTAGATACGCTTTGGAAGCAAAACTGGATTGTTCAAAAAATCTGCTCAAAGAAAGCCCGTGATATGACAAGAAAATGGCGTGATATTTTTTCTAATGATTTAGAAGCTGAGCATTTAGAGAAGATCGAAAGTATTGAACGCAAGATTAAATTAAAAGAAACATTAGAAAAGGCTTGTGTTTGGGCTAGTCTTTATGGTGGCGTTGCTATTCTTGTGTTAACTGAAAAAAGCACAACATCTCCTCTCAAGACGGGGCAGAACATTGAAAAACTTATTATTCTCGAGCAAAGCAAAGTGCAGCCTAAGAGCGAGAGAAATGAAAATGTTTTTGATGATAATTTTGGTAAGTACAATATCTATACAGTAAATGGCAGAATTGATGTCCATCACTCAAGATTATTGTTCATTAATGCGGTTGAACGTCCTTTAGAAGAGCAGCATAACCAATTTTGGGGGCTTTCTGATATTGAGCAAGTATATGAAGTACTCAAACGATATGATGCACTAAGTACAAATACAGGTGATTTAGTCCAAGAAAGCAAAGTTGATGTTTTTAAAATGGATGGTTTAACCAATAAACTTGCGGCTGGGTTTGAAAGTGATATTGCAAAAGCAATGACTTCTATTCAACTCATCAAGTCATCAACAAACACACTGCTTATCGACAAAGAGAATGAGTATGAGCAAAAAGAACTGACATTTGCTGGCTTGCGAGATTTATTAATTGAGTTTCGTAATGCAGTAGCTGGGGCAGCAGAAATGCCTGTTACTATTCTGTTTGGGCAGTCTGTTTCTGGGCTTGCTAGTGGTGATGAAGATATTCAAAACTATCATGAATCTATTCATGGACTACAAGAAAGCAGATTAAGACCTGTATTTGAGAAACTAGATCCAATTATCTCAACAATGGCTGTAGGGTTTTACCCGCAGGATTGGTGGTTTGAGTTTGTTTCACTAAATGAAGTCAAACAAGAGCAGAAAGTGAATATGCTTAACACATTCTCCGCTGCCACAAATATCCTGATGCAGAACGGTGTATTAACTGAGATGCAAGTGGCAAATGAGCTAAAAGAAAGTGGTTTATTTGCCTCAATTTCAGCAGAGGATATTGCACAACTGGAGACTCTTACTCATGATGATGAATTTACCCGAAGTGATGAAGGGGCAGAAGAAACCGAGGATAGTGAGGTTTAAGCCGATAAAACAAAGTCGGCAAACTGAATTGTGGTATAGTCGGCAGTTAGTCTCTCGTGTTAAATGGTTAAAAGAGCAAATCGAAAGGGCATTGCAGAATAAGCAAAGCCCTTTTTTTATGGATAGTGACTTTGAGATATTTAATACAGAGCAGTTACTTTCGGTAATTAAAAAGCTTTCTGAAAAAGATCGCAGTAATGAGATTGAAATCCTTGCGAGTGAATTTGTATCGCGTGGCAATGTTCAGAATCAACGTGAAGTAGGTGAGAACTTAAAGCGACAAACAGGGATTGATTTACAGGCGTTTTTAAATCAAAACACTGCTGTGCTTAATAAAATGTCAGTAATGACGACTGCAAATGTACAGTTGATAAAATCAATAGAGCAACAGTATCTTGATAAAGTTCAGACAATTATCACGCAAGGGGCAATCTCGGGTAAGTTAAATCGCGATCTTGCGAAAGAAATTCGAGATTTAGGCGGAGTGACTGAAAATCGAGCTAAGTTTATTGCTCGTGATCAGAGTTCTAAAATCAACGCAGCACTCACACAAGCACGTCACGAAGAGTTAGGTATTAAAAAATACCGTTGGAGTACCTCAGGTGATGAACGTGTGCGAGATAGTCACGCAGAAAATGACGGCAAGATTTTTAGTTATGACGATCCACCTGAAACTGGACATCCTGGGCATGATATCAACTGTCGGTGTGTAGCGATACCTGTGCTTGACGAAACAATAAAAACAAGCAAAAATCAAACCCAGTCATATAACTTGGAAAAAGTACAAATGCGTAGTGATTGGCAAGATGATTTCCCTGATACTGTTATCGACAGAAAATTAGGAGATGCTACTTCTCATCCCCTTTATCAAAATGCAAAAAAAGGAAATGTCGCAGATGCGTACCAATTAGCTAAGGACTTAGTTAGTGATGATGCAGTGGAAAAACTAAGGAGCATCATTAATGGACGAGATGCTATTCTTGTGCCTGTCCATGCTGAAGAAGCTGTTGGTAGAAACATGATCCCTGTCGCTGTGGCAACAGTATTATCTAAAAAACTTGATCTGCCTGTAGATTTATCTATTGTGCAAGCAACTAAAGTATCTAGAACTGGTGGGGATGGATGGCACAGACTAATTTATTCTCCAGCGTTTGATGGTAATGTTCCAGAAGGTAAGTTGGCAATTATTCTTGATGATACACAAACTCAAGGAGGTACTTTAGCTAGCTTAAAAGGATATATTGAGCATCAAAAAGGTAAAGTTATAGCATCTTATGCTTTGACAGGTAAGCAATATTCTGTACAATTAAGGTTATCAAAAGAAACATTACAAGAATTAAGAGGAAAATATGGCAGTATTGAACAATGGTGGTCAAAAAAATTTGGCTATGACTTCTCGAAACTCACAGAATGGGAAGCACGATTTATCCTCAACTCACGTAAGACACCTGACGAAGTCAGAAATACAATCCTTGCGAGAGAGCAAGCGTAAAGCCCATGAACAAATGATGCAAATGAATTAATGTTAACAAACCTAGCTTATTGCTAGGTTTTTTATTACTCATACAACCCGATCTAACAGGTCGGGTTTTTTATTGGAGAAAATATGAAATTCACGGACAAAGGCTCAAGTCAAAGAGCGGTAACAAAAGATGGCTATTTAGTTGTGCCAGCAACTATTTCTAAAGTGGGCGTATTTGACTACCACGCAAGCGAATTGGGCTTGCAAGAAACCGCAGTGAAAAAAGTCGCTCGTACGGAAAACTCTCTATTTTCAGACCGCACTTTAGCCAGTTTTGAAGGTGTGCCTTTAACTATTGGACACCCAGAACAAGGGGTAAATGCAAAAAACTGGAAAGATTTATCTGTAGGCGTAGTGCGAAATGTGAAACGGGTGGGAGATACCTTAGCTGCTGAGGCTTGGGTATATGACGATAACGCCATTAAGTTAATTCAAGATGAAGGTATTGAGGAGCTTTCCTGTGGTTACGATTGCGATATTGTCACCACAACAGTTCAAGATGCTGATTTTGAGATGTCGCCGATGATCGGCAACCACGTCGCTATTGTGGCGAAAGGGCGATGTGGGCCAACTGTTAAATTCGCCGATGAGGATAAATCCATTATGAGTAAAAGCGTGAAATTCCTTGATGCCTTACTTGGTGCATTTGGTATTAAGTTATCAGATGAGCAAAAACAAAAGGTAGAAGAGGAAGAAAAGAAAGAAGAAGGCGAAAAACAGCCATCTAAACCTGAAACCAAACCTGAAAACACCGTTGAAAAAGACGAGGAAAAAACAAAGGAGAAAACCAAAGTGAATGATGCAGCATTAGTGCAAGAAAACGAGCAACTTAAAGCACAAATTAAACAGTTGCAAGATGCTCAAAAATCCACAGAAGAAGAAAGCAAGCGTACTGCTTTGTTAGCCGATGCCAAAGTGCATTTTGTCGATATCACCTTTACGGATAAAGCAACAGTGCGTGAAATCCAACAAAGTGCGGTGGTTTCTACGGGGATTTTTAGCGAAGATGAGGCAAAAGCTCTTTCTGATGCTGAAATGGCGGGAGCTTATGTCGCAGCTAAAGCCACAGCTAAGAAACTCGCAGATCAAAACCTAGGGCGTGTGTTAATTGGTGATGCAAAACCTGCACAACGCTTTGATTTTAACTCTTACAACCAAGGAGCAAAATAATGGCATTTGCAATTAATACCGCAGTGGCAACCGCTGGCAACATTGGCAAAGGCGGATTAGCTAACTCAAAAGCTATTGCTTATATGAACGAAGGTGAAACCCCGTTAGTCGCAGGACGTTTTGTGGCGTTATCCGAAAAAGGCGTAAAAGCCTTATCTGCAAAAACTGACACTCTTGCTGGTGTTGTAGTGCGTAATGTGATCAAAGACGAAACCCTACAAGGTCAGATTTGTGACGTAATGCACATTGGCACCGCAGACAGTATTTGGGTCGAGATTGCAAAAGGCGTAGAAGACTTCAAGCGTGGCGACAAAGTGCATGTTGTCGCTGTGGCGAATGCTTCAAAAGAGGTTGGTACTATCCAAAAAGCCGAAGATGATACGAACTGCATTAAAACTGACTACACCGTGATTACAGTAGCAGGCAATATTGCAGAAATTACCCGTTTATAACCAGAAGGAACAAAATAACTATGCCACATATTAATATTTTACGTTCGGCATTAACCGAAGTGCAAACAGGCATCAACCGCACAAAATACCCTGATGTTGTGTTCCCTAAGTTTGTATATATTAATTCAGAAGGGAGTGAGCTTGCTGATGAAATCTTAAGTTTTAGCTCTGATATTACAGGTGATTTAGATAGCGGCTTGATTTCAATGAATACCAGCGTGTTCGATCAGGTTGGTGTGACATTTAACCATAAAAAAGTACCATTAGTGACTTGGATGAAATTGGTTGAATGGCATGAATTTGAGCTTAAAAAGGCAGCAGCATTAGGTGTTCAAGTGAATACTGAGAAACTCTACGCCCTTAACCAAAACGCCCACCAAACCTTGCAAAAGGTCGCTTTCTTAGGGCACTCTCGTGATACTCGCTTAAAAGGCTTGTTAAATGCAGAGGGTATTGAGGTATTTGAGCCTAAAGTCAAAAAAGCCATTAGTGCAATGGATTACGCTGAGGCAGTGAAATTCTTTGAAGAAATCTTCTTACGCGCGGTGGAAAAAACTCACCGTATTGCCGTGCCAAACTCCTTTGCTATTGATAGCGCAGATAAAGCTCATCTTGCTTTATTAGAGCGTCCAAACTCTGATAAGTCTGCTCTTGAATGGCTAGAGGAAAAACTCAAAGGCGCAGCAGGTAAAGATATTAAGATTGAAGCCTTGCCGTCTAACTTTGCGAAATTGGCGAAAGAAAGTAAAACTCGAGCCTTGATTTACACTAATGACAAAAATTATGTGGAAATGAACGTACCAAAATCACCTACAGTGATCGGTGCAGGTAAGAAAGATCTTGTGACCTACCAATCAGGTTTAACCATGGTGTTTGGTGGTGTGAACTTCAAGGAGCCACAAGCGGCTTTATACGTTGATTATTAAGGAGTGATAAATGCCATTGCAAAACAGTTTTATAAAACGTTATCCAGAGTTTGAAGATGCCGACCCAGAACAAGTCGGCATTTTTATTGAAGATGCAAAAGCTGAAATCAGCGAAAAGCATTGGGGGCGATTGTATGAGCGTGGCGTAATGGCATTAACTGCCCACTTGCTTAGAATAAGTTTTAATTCGAAAGAAAGTCAGGGTGGAGCAATTCGCCCTATTTCTTCTGAAACAGCGGGTGAACTTTCAGTAAGCTATACGCAATCGATATCAAATCCTAGCGATGATTTCTATCAAACAACAGCTTACGGGCAGGAGTATTTACGACTTCGTAAATTAATTGGTGTTGGGATAATTGTGGTATGAGTGTTTCCATTTCTGGCAATTTTAATGCGCTTAAGGATTTAGCTAAAACACTGAATGAGCTAGTTAAAAAAGATGTTTTCGTGGGCATTCCAGAAGAGGTTAATAAATCACTTGAAGATCAACCTAGTTTCAATATGGCCAGTCTTGCCGCAGTGCTTGAATTTGGCAATGACCATATTCCAGAGCGCCCTTTTTTAAGACAGACATTAAATGATAATCGGGAAAAGTATGTCTCAATGTTCGTTAATCTGTTTAAGAAAGGCGTTGAGCCAGAAAAAATCTATGAACAACTCGCGTTAATTGCTCAAGCTGATGTTCAAGAAAATATAGTGCGTGGAAATTGGGTGCCGAATAATCCTAAAACAATTAAACGTAAAGGTTCGAGTAAACCGCTTATCGATACAGGTAAATTGCGACAGTCAATAAAAGGAGTTGTGAGATGAGTTTAATTAATCAACGTGGACGATTGAATAATAGCTTTTTTAGGCAAACTCTAACACTAAAAAGGCTAAAAGGTGAACATTCTGCAGAAGGTTTTAATGCGGTTTATTCAAAGCCTGAAAAGATTATCGCTATTGCTATTCCAACAACACCAAACGATATGCAGTTAATGCCAGAGATGGAGCGTTTTTTACCATCGATGAAGTTTTTTACTGGTGTTCCGCTGTCAATTGGCGATCTAGTTCATTTTAGAAATCACGATTACAGAATCATAAAAGCAGGGGATTGGGGAGATTATGGATACTACAACAATATCGGAGTTCGACATAGTGCGACTGCGAAAGTTGATTCAGAAGGCTTTGAAATTACCTAATGGGTCAGTGTTGGGAGGTTGGTTGCCTGAAAATAACTTCTCAAAATTTATCACTGTCGATCTAATCTCAAGTAAAGAAATAGGACAAAGTAAGCGCAGGTTTGATGGGAAAAAAGAAAGAATCATAACTAGTTGCTTGAGTATGGTTAGTATTTCTTGTTACGGCACCAATGCAGTAAGAGTGGCAATTAAACTGAGAACAATTTTACAAAGCTCAGAATTGATTGATGCATTTAAAGCAATGAATGCAGGTATTGTTAGTTTTTCTGATGTGAGAAACCTTACCGCGACTATTTCAGCTAATTTTGAAGAAAGAGCGCAATTCGATTGTGAAATCTCACATCATCATATTGTTGAGACTCCACTTAATTCAATTGAGCAAGTTGATATCACAACAAACAATCATTTAGTTAAACAAATAAGAGGAAATTCATAATGGCTTTATCCATTTCGAATATTGTCAATGTGCAGCTCAATACTGTGCCAAAATCAGCACCGCGCAAAGATTTTGGTGTAGTTGCATTATTTACGCCAGAGGTAGGAATTGCATTTAACGACGCAGTAACTCGTTATGTTTATGTGCAAAGCCAACAAGAAGTGGAGCAACTTTTCGGCTCTAATTCAGAAACAGCAAAAGCAAGCTTCCCATTTTTCAGTCAAAGCCCGCGCGCAAAACAGTTAATTATCTGTCGCTGGCAGAAATCTGGAGCGACAATCCCACAAACTTCGAATAAATTATCGGGTGCAGTTTTAAATAACGATCTAGATGATTTTAAAAATATCTCGAATGGTTATTTTAAATTCGTCGTTGGCGATAAAACATTAGACGTTAAAGGAGTAAATCTTACTGAAAGTACAGGGTTTGCGAATGTTGCAACGAAAATTCAAGAAAAACTCACAGCATTAACGGCTGGGGTAACAATCACCTATGATGAGGTAGGTAACCGCTTTTTAGTAACAAGCTCAACGGCTGGTATCCATCCAGGTACAGTAATGAAATATGCGTTCGATGATGGTCAGGATGGTCAGTACATCGGGGCAATGCTTAAACTTGAAGATGGACAAGTTTTATCTGAAAAAGGTGCAGCGCAAATTGTTTTAAAAGCGGAAAAGGTCAACCAAGCGTTATTCAATGTTGCCGAAGTGAATAATAGTTGGTATGGCTTTACTTTTGCTGCGCAACTGACAGAAGCACAAATTGAAACCTGTGCCGAATATGCTCAGGCAAACACGAAGCTATTTGGAGTAAATGTTATCCGTGTGGAAAACCTCGAATGGAAAGCAACGAATATCTTCAAGAAACTTTACGATGCACAATTAGATCACACATTAGCAATTTTTGATAAAGATGATTTATACGCTGCATCGTCAGCGTTAGCGCGTTTATTATCGGTAAACTTTGCAGCGAACAACTCAACAATGACGTTGAAGTTTAAAACACAACCTGGAATCACTGCTGATGATGTGACCGCAACCGAACATAATAAAGCTAAACGCTTAGGTATTAACACCTACACTTATTATGACGATGTAGCGATGATCGCAGAAGGTACAGTTATTGGTGGTAAGTTTGCCGATGAGATTGTGATTTTAGACTGGTTCACTGATGCGGTTCAGAAAGAAGTGTTTGCTCGTCTTTATAAATCACCAACCAAGATCCCACTTACTGATAAAGGTCAAGCAGTGCTTATTTCCGCTGTTGAAAAAGTATGTCTCGAGGGGATTAATAACGGTGCATTTGCTCCTGGTCAATGGACAGGGGATAGTTTTGGCTCCCTTAAAACAGGAGACTATCTCGAAAAAGGCTACTACGTTTGGGCTGCACCAATGGATACACTTTCTGATAGCGACAGGGAGCAACGTAAAGCAACGCCAATTCAGGTGGCTGTGAAACTAGCAGGTGCAATTCATTTCGTTGACATTATCGTTAATTACAATCGATAAGGAGTAAAAAATGGCAGTATTCGATCCAAAAGAGGTCAGTGTTTTATTAGATGGGCGTGAAATTAGCGACTGGGCAGATGGTGCTGATGTAATTAGTGTGAATTATTCTGTTGACGATGGTGAATATATTATCGGTGCAGATGGTCGTGGTATTTTTATTGCGAACACTGATAAATCAGGCACGCTAACACTCAAAATTAAACAACATTCAGAAGATAACGCTTACTTAAATAAATTACGTAATCAACAGAAGAATAACATTAAAACTTTTGCACCTATGACTCTATCTATTCGTGATTTAATGAATGGTGATGTTGTCACGGCAACAAAAGGCTACTTTACTACGCCACTAAGCTTTGTGCGAGGTCAAGGGCATAATGCGCAAACTTGGACAATTAAGTTTGAAAATGTTGTGATGAATCTAGAAAAAGGGGTGTAATTTATGGAAATGCAACACGAATTTGAATTAGGTGGTGTTCGTTATGTTATGACACCCGCTAACGCAATGGGTGCTTGGAGTGCAATTAAAAACGCATTAAAACTGGTTCAAGGTGTAGATTTATCTGGCGTTAAAGCTGGAGAAAAAGAGCAGGTTGGCTATGCAGTTTTAACGCATTTATTGTCTTGTCTTGGCGATCCAAGTGTAAAAGCATTGGAAGATATCGTACTCAAGCACACAACTTGTTGTATCGAAGGTTCGCAATATCGCTTATCTGACAACCCAGACAAGCATTTTAACCAATATCGCAGTCATTTGATCCAAGTATTGGTAGAGGGGGTGAAATATCAATTTGCGGATTTTTTCAGCGGTGGGGGTACATTGCTAACCTCTATTCTTCCAAGCAATCTAAACAAGTAAGCCAGTCGCAAATTGACTGGTTTATTTTTACACCAATAGTCAAAAGATACTGTACGCTTCACGAATTAAGGTCGGTCTATTCATTAGCTGACCTTTTGTCATTTCACGAGGTTATTGCAGAAATAGCGCAACAGGAACAAGTAAATGCTACTCAATGAATTATTGATTAAAATCGGTGTAAAAACTGATGAGAAAGATTTAAACAAGCTAAAAGAAACAGATAGCTTGCTTGGTAAACTTCCTATTGCTGCTGGGCTTATTGGTGCTGCATTTGCAGGTGCGGTTGTTGGGTTAACCGCATTTGCAAATGCGCAACTTACTGCACTTGATGATATTCATCAGCTATCGAAGGTAACTGGTGAGGCGGTCGATAAAATCTATCAGTTAGGTAAAGTTGCAGAAGTAAATGGTTCATCATCAGAAGCTGCGCAAGCATCAATAAAAGGTTTATCTAAAGCAATCGGTGAAGCTGCAGTTGGTATAGGTCGTGGCGCAAAAGCGTTCGAAGATTATGGACTCAAAGCAAAAGATGCTGAGGGTAATGTAAAGGACTCAATTACCATAATGGGTGAGTTGAGCGATAAAATGCAATCAATGAGCGAGCAAGAACAGATAGCGATGCTGTCTAAGCTTGGCATTGACGAATCAATGATTCAGACATTAAGACTAGGCAAACAGGAACTTGCTGAGTTAATGGCTGAACGTGACAAAATGACGCTTGGGGTTGGGACAAAAGAAAATGCTCAAATAGCAGCTGATTTTAAGGATTCATTGACTGATTTAAGTCAGATGATCAAAGCAGTAGGTGAGTATCTTTCACTTAAATTTGCGCCAGCGATTCAACGAATGATTGAGCGATTTAAAAATTGGTTTATTGTAAACAATGACCTTATTAAAAAAGGGCTATCTGTGCTTGGTGATTCTATTGCATGGATGCTTGATTTTGTTACTCGATTTATTAATACAATTGATTTGATTGTTACAAGTACTATTGGCTGGGAAAATGCAATTTATATTGTAGGTGCGGCTTTATTATGGTTAAGCAGAACCATGTTACTTGCATTTGCAACTAACCCTATTGGCTGGGTTATCGCGGCTGTTACTGGATTGTTTTTACTTATTGATGATTTTTTAAGTTTTTTACGTGGTGAAGAATCTTTATTTGGTGAATTCTGGGGAAAGTGTGTTGAGGGTATCAAGTGGGCTAATAATAAATGGAAAGAATTATTAGATTGGTTTGATTCCTCTACACTAGAAGAGAAATTCAAAGCCTATTTTGATGTCATCACTTTTCCTTTCGCTCTCGGATTTACTGTAATCAAATCACTGTGGGATCTGCTTACAGGTAAAGAAATCACTATGGATAGTGTAGAAAACACATTTAAAAGTGCTACAGAACTTATTAAAGCACCATTTAAGGCGGCGTTTGACTGGATCAAAGAGCAGTATAATAAATACATCCAACCTATCATTAACGGCGCGAAAGCTATAGGTGATTTCTTTACTGGTGGGGATAGTGAAAATAACAATGTAATGTCAAATACAAGTAGTTACGATATGTTAGGCGTAGATCCCAGCGGTCAATTCTCATCATTGCCTAAAAATGCTATTTCAAACACAAGTGCGGACAACCGCATGACAAACAGCAATAATAAAATCACACAACACTTCACAATTAATGGTTCTAGTGACTTAGCAAAAGATATTGGCAAGGCGACACTTGATGCTACAAATGCCATATTAAACACGAAAACAAGCGTAGTGATGTAGGGAGTGTTAATGTTTAATTTCACACAAATATCGAACAGACGTATTGGTAAAATTACACTTGATGTTGTAACGACAGAAGAGCATACATCAGAACTCTCTATTACAGATAATCCAATTGAGAGCGGTGCTGAAATTGCCGATCATGCTGTGGTTAAACCAAAACAAGTAACTATTGTCGGGGTTGTAGTTGATCACGATCATGACGGTGCAGGATTAAATATTCCTGGTGTTGGCAATATCAGAGGAGTAAGTGATTTTTTAAATGGTCTGCCTCTTCCCGCTAAAGTCATTTCACAGACACAGCAAACCATTGCCAAGGCAACTCGGGTGGCGAGTCAAGTCCAAGGAACTATTGATACCGCTAAACAGACGGTTAATAAAGTGCGGTCAATTGCTCCCTTTTTACCTGATTTTGGCTTAGGTGGTTTATTAGATAGTTCTGATGCAAATGGGCGGGTACAAAAATGCTATGCAGATTTAGTATCGAGCCAGAAATCAGGGGAAACTATCGAAATTCAGACAGGGTTGTTGCTCTACAAGAATATGATGATTGAATCTATCTCAGTTAGACAAACAAAAGACGGTAGTGCTGAATTCACAATAACAGCAAGAGAAGTATTTATTGTTGATACAGCAACGGTTTCAAAGGGTAAATCCTCTGTAGCAGGGAAGAAAAAAAGTGGGCGAGCGGGAGTTCAATCGGCAGCTAAAACGCAACAAGGCACAACACAACCGAGTGTGCCTAAAGAAAGTTCGCTACTTGATAGGTTTGCTAACGGTGTAATAAAAGCATTTAGCTAAGGAGTAAATGTGCTACAAATTCCAGTTACACAAGATCCATTTCAAGAGCAAACATTTGAATTTGAAGGGGTCAAAATACGTCTAACGCTGCGTTTCAATAGTATTGGGAACTTCTGGGCGATGGATGTTTTTGAGGTATCAAGTCAAAAGCAAATTTGTTCTGGTCTTGCTCTTGCTTGCGGTGTTCCGTTATTAATGAGGTCAACTCGTCCTTATGTGTTTTTTCTAGTTGATGAGAGTGGTGCAAATTTAGATCCATTCTCCATTCAAGATCTCGGTACAAGATGTTTTCTCTATATAGGTGAAAAAGATGAAGCAATTCGGACGACAATGGAAAGTTGAGCTGAGTAATGAAAATGAGACATTAATTATTGAACAATTAAGAGTCTCTTTTGAGATCGACAAGACAATCAATGAAAAGCCTAATCCAGCTAAAATAAGCATCTGGAACTTAAACAGAACACATATAAACCAAGCATTAAGCCAATCATTTGTGAAGATCGCTTTATTTGTTGGGTATCACGAATTAAGAATGATTTATTCTGGTGATATTAACAAAATCAAGGTTAGACGTGATGGATTGGACTTTATCTTAGATATTGAGTGCTCAGATGGCTTCAAGGCTTATACTGAATCAAGAGTATCATCTACACTAAAAAAAGGTACAACGGATGAGCAAATTATCAAAGAAATCCAAAAGACAATGCCGCAAGTCAATGAAAGTGCGGTCGATATTCCAAATAAAAGACAACTCCCACGTGGGCGAGTGATGAATGGTGACAGTCGAGAAGTGTTGAATCGCATTGCGAGAAATAATAATGCGGATTGGTCTATTCAGGATGGCAACCTTGTCTTTCTACCAAAGGACAAAGTGCTTAATGACGATATTGTTCTACTTTCACAAGAAACTGGAATGCTTGGTATGCCAGAGCAAACAGACGATGGATTAGAGCTTTCCTGCTTGCTTAACCCCGCACTTCAGATTGGCGGTCTTGTTAACGTTAAATCAATTCTAGAGTATTTTAACGGTGAATATAAGATCGTTAAATTATCACATAGTGGCGATGGCTTGGGTGGTGATTGGATAAGTAAATTAACTGTTATTGGTGGAAAGTTTAAAAAAGTTGAAAAGAAAAAAGAGAGTAAATAATTGTGATCTCCAACACAGACAATGATTTTAATAATGTTTAGAATTTAATCTCTTTTAAAAAAGGAGATTAATGATGGTTGATAGTATTTTTAGAGATAAGATTGAGAGCCACTCTCAGCATGTAAATAAAGTTGGTCAACATTGCACAACAGAAGAAACAACAAAGCAGGCATTGATTTTGCCTCTATTAGATATTTTAGGATTTAACCCTTATGATCCAACAAAAGTAAAAGCAGAATATGGTGCTGATTTTAAAGGAGTTAAAAATGGGGAAAGGGTAGATTATGCGTTATTTTGCCATAATGTCCCAGTTATGTTTATTGAAGCTAAATCTTGGTCTGAAAATCTAACCAATCATTCTCCTCAGTTATCCCGTTATTTCAATGCAACACCAGAAGTGACTGTCGCAGCTGTAACTAATGGTAGAGAATGGCGTTTTTTCACTGATTTAGATGAAAAAAATATCATGGATAGTACACCATTCCTAAAAATAGATTTTGAAAATTTAGATTCATCAAAGATTGAACAGCTAGCTAGATTTTGCCATGATTGTTTTCAACCAGAAGCACTACGCACTTTAGCTGAAGAGAGTGTTTATTTATCTGCGTTTACTAAAACAATTAGTTCTAGTCTAAAAGAGATAGATCTCGAGTTTGTGCGTTATGTAGCCAGTAGGTCAAATATAGGAAGACAATTAAATCAGCGTTTTCTTGAAACTATTAGCCCTATAGTAAAACAAGCTGTTGAAAAAGCAGTTAGTGCAATGGTTGTCTATGGTTTGTCTAGTAAGAGTGAGCCTGAGGAAAAAATTATTGATTCAGAAGAAATTATTGATGAAACAGCACCAATAGTAGACCCAGAAAACAGTAAGATAGTCACAACATACACTGAAAGATTATTACATGATTATGTAAAAATGATTTTAGGTAACGATATAGACTTAATTGCTAAGGATACAGAAAGTTATTTTAGTCTTTTATTCCAAGGTAAGACAAATAGATGGGTGTTACGTTATTATGATAATAAACAACATCCTTCTATTCTAATTCCGATAGAATTAACAGATGAGCATAAGAAAGAAATTTCTCGTGCTGGATTAGAGCTTTCTGGTAACCAGATTATAATTGATAGACCAGAAAACATTTTACGATTAAGCGGAATTATCCGTGACTCACTAGAATTTTGTTCAAATGATGAGAATTTCAGTCGTAAAAAATAATAAAGCATTAGCCCCTTGACCTAGAGGGGCTTTTTTTATACTTAGAGCTTTAAATGTTAAACATCGTATAGATGGCTTAGAAAAAGCCGAAAGGTAGGAACGTTGTGGGCAACAAACAACCCCGATCAGAAATGGTCGGGGTTTTTTATTACCTAAAATTTATAAAAGGAAAATTAAAATGAATCTACAAAAAATTGAAAATTTTGAACAATTTTTATCAATTAGTCCAAAGCAAGGAGTTGTAACAACTTCCAAACATATCGCCGTTGTATTTGGTAAGCGTCACGACAATATTATTCGTGATATTAGAGCATTAGTTACTGAACAGGATTGTGGTGAATTTGCTCTCCTCAATTTTGAGGGGACTACCTATATTGATGAATGTGGTCGTAAACAGATTATGTATCAAATGACTAAAAATGGATTTTTATTGTTAGTAATGGGGTATCGCACAAAGAAAGCGATGAAATTCAAAGTAGAGTTTATTAAAGCCTTTGATCTGATGCGCGAGAAATTACACCAACAAGGTTACAGCTTACTTCATAAATACAATGAATTATGTCTTGAACATAAGTCTGAGAAAAAATTAGCTAGCTTATGCGGTAAAGCCTTAAATGAATGGAAAGGTAAAAAGCCTATATTGGAAGCAACATTGAGAGTTATTGAAGACAAGATCCAAATTGAATTGCCTTTACTCGTTGGAGAAAATGGATGCCAAACTACAACACGCATTTAGCAACGTCTGAAACTGCAACTGATGAGCAAATAAAATATGCTCAAATGAATCTCCATACCTCACTGCCAGCAAAGGTGGTTAATTTCGATCCAGCAAACCAAACGGTAACACTAGCAATACAGATTAAACAAGTCTTAAAAGACGGTAAGGCTGTACAGATTCCGCCACTTGTTTATGTACCTGTCTCTTTCCCTCGAGGTGGTGGCTTTGCTTTTACTTTCCCACTGACAGTAGGAGATGAAGGAATAGCATTATTCAGTGAACGTTGTATTGATGGCTGGTGGCAATCGTCGAAAGCAGCAGAGCCACTAGATTATCGCTTTCACGATCTGTCAGATGCAATGTTTATACCAGGTATTTGTTCTGTGCCTAATGCAGTCAAAGGCTTTTTTATGGGCGGTCTTTCAATGCAAACGCTAGATGGAGGTACTTTTATTCGAGTAACAAACGGTGCAATTCTAATTCAAGGTGATATACAACATTCAGGCAATACCACACAAACAGGGAGTTTTTCTGCGACTGGAGCTATATCAAGCGATACTGATGTTATGGCTGCTGGCATTTCTGGTAAATCACACGTTCATACTGGTGTTGCGAACGGTCCAAATACAACAGGGAAGCCAAAATGAGAGTAAGACGACTTGATAAAAACCATGATTGGACATTTGGTAATAGCTTTAATAGTTATGCAAACCAGAGTGAGGCTATTGCGCAGTGTGTAAAAACACGTCTTTGGTCTTTCGCAAATGATTGGTTTTTAGACTTGGAGCACGGTTTACCATGGTTAGAAAAAATGGGGCGCGCAATAAATCTCAATGAGCTTGAATTAAAAATAAAAAGGCAAGTGTTAGAAACGCAGGGTGTCAAACAGCTCACGCGTTACGAATCAAGCTTTGATGCTGACGAACGAACACTGACAATTACAATTGATTATTTAGATATCTACGGCACTTCACATAGTGCTGTTTATCGTTCTTGAGGAGTTAAAATGGCTAAGCTTGTAGAAAGTGGTATTGTGATTGAAAGGCTTGATTCTATTTTAGAGAGAATCGAGCAAGGATTTAAGCGTATATACGGACAGAATATCAATGTCGCTCCTGATACACCTGATGGGCAGATGATTGGTATCTTGGGTCAGATTAAAGTTGATTTAGAGGAATTGGCGGAAGACGTTTATAAACAGTTAGATCCTGATTTGGCAACAGGTGCTTGGTTAGAACAACGGGTTGCTTATGCTGGGTTAGTTAGACGAAAAGCGAGTTATAGTTACTTACGTTCAGTAATTTTAACTGGCGATCCGTATGCTGAAATAAACAGCCTAATAGTATCAGATACCAATAAAGTGCGGTGGGTTTTAGATCAAAAAGTGACATTAAATGAATCAGGTTCCGCTAGAGTAGATTTTAGGAGTGAAGAGTTGGGTGCGTTCAGTCTCAATGCTAATACACAATTAACTATCGAAACAATCACTCTCGGTCTGAATAGTGTTACAACATCAGTTGATGCTGAAATTGGTATTGAAGAAGAAACTGATAGCCAGTTAAGACAACGTTTTGCTAAAAGCCGAGCGAAAAACGCAACCAATTCCGCTGAAGCCATTGAGGGTGGAATTGGTGATTTGGCGGATGTTAAACAAGTTATTGTTCTAGAAAATAATACAAGTCAAACAGACAACATAGGTATTCCATCTCACTCAATTAATGTCGTTGTAGAAGGTGGGAATGAAACTGACATCGCACAAGTCATTTATAAAAATAAAGGTGCTGGCATTGGATTACAGGGGCAAACATCTGTCAATTTAATGATAAATGGCAAACAAAGAACAATTAAATTCGATAAAGCAACGCCAGTAGATGTTCATATTAGTATGACACTAGTCCGATACGAAGATTTTACCGAAATCGACAAAGACGAAGTAAAAAGAATGCTATCGAATGTGAAGTTTAAAATCGGTGAGGATGTTTCCCTTTCTAGACTCTACAGCCCAATTAATACCGTTGGTGGGTTTTGGGTTAAGAGCCTAAAAATCGGTAGAAGTTCTGGTGCATTAAACGCTGAGAATATTATTATTCAGCCGAGAGAACTAGCACGGATTCAACGAGCAAATATTCAAATTGAGGTAGAGTAATGAGTTATTCTAACTTATTAATTTGGCAATATCGGCACAAGCCTAGAGCTGTCGCAACGATAAAACTATTTGAGGATATATTTGGATCGGCTTTCGTCGATCTAAATAACCTAAAAAATGTTTTAAACATTGAAGAATCAACAGGTCATCAGCTAGATTTAGTTGGTAAACATGTTGGGCAGCTAAGAATTATTAATGGTTATCAGCTTAGAAAATTCTTTGGTTTTCATACTTCGCAGCACGCGCTTAGTTTTGGTCGATTAAACCAGAATGTAGGTGGACAATGGTATCGCAGACGAGATCCACTGGCTGATAGTGTGCGATTATCTGATGAGGATTATAGATTTTTAATTAAATGCCGAATATTGAAAAATTACCAAACAGGCACGTTACCGAACATTATCGAAGCGTGCCTGTTTGTTTTTGGTGAAGGCTGTGATGTGACTGACAACTACGATATGACAGTTTCTATATCAATTCCGAGATCAAAAATGACAGATTTTAAGAAATTTGCAGTCGAGCACTTAGATATTTTGCCACGCCAAGCTGGTGTTAAATTCAATTACTTAATTCAATAAAAGAGGTTAAAAATGGCAATCCAAAAGAGACCTGATGAAAAGATTTTTGCGAGTAAAGCTGGCTCACAAGAAGTTAGTGCATTTCCTGATGTTGAAAGAGGGTGGGGATTCACGTTTGAACAAACTGGCGGCATCCCAACAATGGAGCATTTTAATGCTTTATTTAAGCGCATTGATGAACATTTTAATTATATGTTACAGCGTGGCTTACCTGAATGGTCAGCGACATTGGACTATCCTGTAGGAGCATATGTTCAATATGATAATAAAACGTACCGTGCAAAAAAAGCGAGTAAAAACCAGCGACCTGATGTTGTTGATTCTACCTATTGGGTGAGATGGTCGATTGATTATAAAGAAGTAAGTGATTTTATTGAGGAGGCTGGAAAGAAAGGCGTGCCAATTGGTGCAATTGTATCTTTTCCAAAAGGCATGAATCCTCGCGGGTATCTAAGAGCAATTGGCGGTACGTTTAATCGGGCAACTTATCCTGATTTATATGTCGCTAACGGGAATAGTGACATCTTACCGAATTTACATCGCAGTGACGTGGGAATGACTGCATATTTCCCTTTTGACGACATTCCAGATGGCTGGATTGCATTCGATAGCATTCGCTCAACAGTCACACAGCAGAATTATCCAGAGTTGTATCAATATCTTGTTGATAAATATGGTTCTATTTCAAATGTTCCATTAGCTGAAGATAGATTTATTAGAAATGCAGCTAAAGGATTGAATATTGGTCAAATTCAAAATGATGCAATCCGTAATATAAAAGGTGGCATTGATGCCACTTACGGCGACAAGTCTGTATTATATACAGAAGCATCAGGCGCATTTATAGCACAAGATGTTGGTGTGAATAGATATTCGTTTTATACGTCTAATCATATGTATCGCGCTAAAGACATTAAATTTGACGCTTCGCTTGTAGTTCCAACGGCTGATGAGAATAGACCAAAATCAATTGTATTCAAGCTCTGCATAAAAGCTCACAACACATTCGATGATGTCCAGTTTTGGATTAAAGCCTTTGGTGTAGTTGAGAATGTTGGTCGCTTGGATGCGGGTAGACTTGCACAAGATATTCAACAAGTCAGTGTTAAAAATCAGCAACTTGAAGACTCTTTTAATCAAAATAAAGAACAAACATCACTCAAAATACAACAGATTGAGAATCAATTAAATGAAAAAAATCAAAGTGGTGTTGTGTGGTCTGGGAACGTCACACAACATTCAACAAATGTGATTCAATTATCTGAATCAATTTTAAATAAGACTGTTATTTTTTATCTTCAACAATCACAAAGCCATTCTTTGTCGCAAAATGTCAATGTGCATATCGCATCATTATATGTGGATGGAGGAATAATGGATGCTGTCGGGAAAAAATACTGCCATGGCGGTCTATATGTGGGTGGGTGGAAAAACTGCCAGATTGAAATTCTAAGCGCAACACAGATTAGGATTGTTGACTTGTCTGGGATGTATTTGAAAAAAATAACTGTAGCTTAAGGAGTTAAAATGAAAGTCTATTTTTTTAAAGATAATTTAAACAACTATCAAATTTTTCCACCGCCTCAAAACTTAAATGATGTTATAGAAATAGAAGTGAAAAATGAAGCTGAGCTTGATAATAAACAGCTTATTTTTTATCAAGAGCAGTATATTTTAGTCGATAAGCAACCGACGGAATTGCATAAATGGAATGGAAATAACTGGATTGTTGATGAAGAAAAGCAAGCTGAAATTAAACGTGAATTTATTAAAAAATTAGTCGATAGCATCGATGATACTGCCGCTAACATTGGGTCAAAATGGACAAGGTTTGCTGAGGAATACAAAGAGCGAGAATCGGCGGCAACCGCATTTAAAGAAGCTGGTTTTACTGGTGAGGTAAGCATTTATATTTCAAGTTTCGCCACAGTTGCTGGACTTGATAATAAATCAGCAACATTGCTAATTTTAAAACAGGCTGAAGGATTACGAACACTGCAAGAACAACTCGCAGTGCAGCGTATGCGTAAGTATGAGCTCAAGCACGAAGAATTGAGTGAAGAAGAATTACAGCAAATTCATAATGACATTATCAGAAAAATGAAAGCATTAGCGGAGGTGCAACAATGACGGAAGGTAAGATTTATTTAGCACTGTATAAAGGCAAGAAAACAGGTTGGACACCTAAAGCGATCTTGGCTCGATTATCAGATTGGTTAACTCGTAAGCTTACTAAAGGCTTATACAGCCATTGTGAAATTGTCGTAAATAAAGGTTTTAAGGTCTGCTATTCGTCATCAATACGAGATGGTGGAGTACGTAGTAAGATCATGTGTTTAGAACATGAAAAGTGGGATTTAATTGAACTGCAAAACATAACGGAAGAGCAGATTAAGGATTATTTCGAGCAAACTAAGAACATGAGGTATGACTGGTGGGGAGCTATTGGCATAGTGCTTGGCGTTAAACAAAAACGCAGTAAGTTCTTTTGCTCAGAATGGTGTTTTAATTGTATCAAAGGCAGCGATCAAGGTTGGAGATTTAGTCCAAATGATCTAAACGAGATTTTTAGAAATCACAACTAAATAAAAGGGCGTTGAGCCCTTTTTTACATAAAAATTAAATAGAACGTCAAATGAATAATTGTGATCTCCAACACAGACAATGATTTTAATAATGTTTAGAATTTAACTGTTATGGGCTAAGCAATAAGACCACTGTGCTCTACTCCTAACCTAATTTATAACCCTTTTTTTTCTAACTAGCTAAATTAACTAATGAGATCAAAGGGTTATAAATATGCTGTAAAAAAGGGTTTTTCTTTCAGATGTTCTTTAACAATTTGAAGAATAAATAAATTTTTATTAATATTATGAGTTCAACATCGTATAGATGGCTTAGAAACTTTGTCCTCAAGCTCAATTTCGTAACCTTTCGTTCAACATCGTATAGATGGCTTAGAAACATATGTTTGTTTCATGATTTTTTCCTTTTTTGTTCAACATCGTATAGATGGCTTAGAAACAAATTAGCGAGAAAACCGCAGTTAATTTACCGTTCAACATCGTATAGATGGCTTAGAAAAAAATGTCTGAAACGTTCGGCTTCAATTTGCAGTTCAACATCGTATAGATGGCTTAGAAAATACCATAATCTTTACTTAAGATGAATTTTTTGTTCAACATCGTATAGATGGCTTAGAAAATACCATAATCTTTACTTAAGATGAATTTTTTGTTCAACATCGTATAGATGGCTTAGAAAATAGTGTAAATAAGCGCCGAGTGGTGACATTGGTTCAACATCGTATAGATGGCTTAGAAATACTCTATCATTAAAAGCTTTATAATATTTCCGTTCAACATCGTATAGATGGCTTAGAAATTATAAGCTAATTTATAATCTTCAGAAATAGAGTTCAACATCGTATAGATGGCTTAGAAAGCTTTATAGTATTATTGGACAACAGTTATTGCAAAATGGAACGACATTCACCAGCAACGTAAGATTCTAGAAGAAAATGAAAACGAATCAAAAAAGCGCGGTAGCGAAGCTGAGCGAGTATTGTCAAAACGAAAAATTGAAAAACATATTTATGATGTGGGAATAAGTCGTTTAGATAGAATGGAACCTTTGTTGAAATTTTAAAGATATGGGGAAAATACCCCATACCTTTATTATTTAAACGAAGTTTTCAAAATACCCATAAGTGGATAATTCTACGCCTTTCTCTTTTAAATAGTCTTCGATTTCTTCTTCTGTTTTAAAGTTCTTAAAATTTAATGGTAGAACATCACCGTTTGGAGAATTTAGTGTTCTAGATTGATTGTCTTGCATAAGTGATTTACATACTTTGATACAAATAGGTTCAATTTCTTTAGGATCAATATTTGCAGTTGAAAATCCAGTAATATAAGGAGCTTTGATCTCGGAATTTTTTGTTTTTGTGAAAATAAAATTGATTTGAGCGAGAGGATATGAAGAGCTAAGCTCTTCATATAGTGCGCCAGCATATTCTATATCATAGAAATGACTTTCTTTACATTGGTTACTGATCTGAATGGTAATTCTCATAGTCTGTTTTATTCCTTCTGATACTATTTCTGTTTTAGATTTGGAATGTATTTTACTTAGTTGTTCAAGCCGTTTAATAACATCTTCATGAAGTTTAAATCCAGCCATTCTAACGCCACGTTTTTTATCACTCTTATTTTGGATTTCTTTTTTAGTAAGGGCCATTTTTATGTCCTTTAATTTATGACCGCTCACTTGAAGGGCGGTTTCTTCGTTTTAAGTCTTTACTGAAAACAGATGTATTATAGTTAAAACTATGATTTATGCAATAGTTTTAACTATAATTTTTTTATTTGACATTACAGAATTTGAGTAGTAATATTTTTTCAAGGTGTCGAAACCTTAACAACAAGCGGTAATCCGCACCCGACAGCATGGCGGTTTTTTTATGCGTAAAATTTGTGATCTGTTTCTTTCTCTCAAGAATTTTGATTACGCATACCCAAAATTTATCTATGCCGAGAGGGTGAGGAATACAAGACCCGAAAGGGAAATAACTCCAGCCTACTTGTTGAGGCTTTCGAACCTCTTGGCACCCTAATTCTAGGGTTATCTAAATATCGAAAAATGCAACAAGGAGACAATTATGTCTAATCAAATCTCAACTCAAACTCAAACCATCTCTTTTTATGGCTCTCAATTAATTACTTTAAAAGTCGATGATGTAATCTATACGGCAGTAAAACCTATTGTTAAAGCATTAGGAATTGATTGGACTAGACAATCTAGAAAACTATCACAGCAAGAAAAATTCAACTGTAGACTTATGTCTATAGTTGCCGAAGACGGAAGAATCCGTGAAATGCTCTGTATGCCACTTAAAAAACTCAATGGCTGGTTATTTAGCATTAATCCTGAAAAAGTGCGGTCAGATTTAAAAGAAAAAGTGATCCAATACCAAGAAGAATGTTTCGAGGCGCTTTATAACTATTGGTATCACGGCAAAGCAGAAAGAAAAACCACCACAGACGAAAGAACAGGACTAAGACAAGCCGTTAGCCAATTAGTCAGTAAGAAAGGTTTGATCTATTCAGATGCCTACTCACTCATTCATCAACGTTTCAATGTGCAGCATATTGATGAACTGACGGCAGAACAAGTCCCAATGGCGGTAGAGTATATTCATAAGATCGTTTTAGAAGGTGAGCTCATTACAGATACATCGCCAAAAATTAAAGAAGATGAAATTGTCGTGCCTTACAATTTGCTTTATGCTCTATATAGACACGGACAACGTGGGCGACAATTAGGATATGAGGTGAGTATTTTATTGGATTCCTTGTTGAAATTATTAGGTGCAGAATACGGAAGACCTAAGCTCACAGGCTTAGCCTATGATTGCCAAGCGCAATGTATCCACTGGTTAGATTTAGCTGAAAAGATTATTGATAAGAGAAATTTAACTGGAGTAAGAGCATAAAACCACTGAAAAACCGACCGCACTTTTTATAGTGCGGTTGAAAAAATAGACTATTTTTGTTATGTTTGAAGGTAAATAAGGAGGTGAAATATGTTGAATTCAGTATTAAATAGTTTAATGAAAATTATCAATACGTCAGCATGGGGAATTGTTTTTTTCATCTCCTTGATTCCTATTGGCATGATTGTGTACTCTTTATTTACAGATCAACTTCTCATTTTATTTATAGGCGGTAGCTTTATTTTTCTTTGGGCGATAGTGGCACTAGGTATCTGTCTATTTGCGCCTAAAGGAAAACGTAAAGAGATTTTTCATAAAGCATTTTTTAAAAATGAATACTAA